CTTCTATACCTATATTATATAATATATTATTTTCTTTGTAAAGAAAATATTTTATGGACTAATTTTGGTCAAAGCAGTGTAAAAAATATTGGTCTTTTTTAAAAAATTTTTAGAAAGACTATTGACAAACGATACTGCAAATGCTATAATGATTGAGTAAGTTAAAGCTATAGAAAAGGAGACTTACTTGAGATTTGATTATAGTTTAAAAACTCCAGAAGATAGAATTGAATACGTTAATAAAATAGTAGAAGAAACCAAAGGAGACATTTCTCCGCAATATCTTTCCTATATGAGTGACTATATTCTTTTTGTAACAGATAAGGATCAAACAAAGAAAGAGCATAAAAAAGAACATCCTATCGTTACAAAGAACAGAGAAGTAACAATCAATAAACGACAAGTTTCTTTTGAAGAAATAGTTTCTAATCTAGAAAATGGAGAAGATGGTCTTTATGCCATGATTTCCAATGACAAGAATCAAATCATGGATAGAAGAGAAAAGATTTCTCAAGAAGAAATAGACGAAAATCCGCAAATTAAAGAAAGTCTAGAATTAATCAAGACTCTCCAAAAGCAGTTTGAAAAAGCACAAGGACTTGCTAAGTATTCTCTCAAGAAACAAATTATTGAAACTTGGCAGCAGGTCTATATTATGCGGGCATCCGCTAAAGGGGTTCCTACTAGAGGAAAATCTTCTAATCAAATTAAAACAATGGCTCATATGGATTTAAGTGAAAATATTGTTTTAGATGAAAACCAAATGCCAAAGTCTGATGGAGTTATTACTTTATTCAAGCCTGAGCATGTTTCTTTCTTACTTTGTTATTATTCTCAACTAAAGGAAGAAAGTTGGGATGACTTTTATTCAGATATGCGTTTTCTACTATTGGATTTAGAAAATTTAGTAGATGAAGCGCTAGAAAATGAACCCATTCTTTATGATCTCTTAATCTGGAAAATTGATGGAAAAACTAATGAAGAGATTCAGAGATTAATGGAAGCAAATTATGGAGTTCAACACAATGAACAATATTTTTCTACACTTTGGAGAAAGAAAATTCCTAGACTATTAGCCGAGCAAGCTCAAAAGAATTGGCTTATTTGGTATTACACCAATGAAGAGTATGGCGAATGGAAAACATGCGGCAGATGCGGCGAGACTAAGCTAGCACATCCTCTTTTCTTTTCTAGAAACACTTCTAAAGATCACTATTATAGCATTTGCAAAGAGTGTCGCAGGAAGAAATAAAAGGAGTATTATGCCAGGTGGAAATTTAATCTGCTCAAAATGCGGCAGGTCAAAGAGAGAGACAGAGTTCTTCAAGATGAAAACTGGAGAACGCTGCTCTCTTTGCAAAAGCTGTTTAACAATGTATATAGACAATAGAAAGCCAGAAACATTCTTGTGGATTCTTGAAATGTTTGATGTTCCTTATATTGAGCATTTGTGGATTGAGCAGACGAATAAGACATATTTAAAAGATCCGCAAAAGTTTGGACCAGGCTCTGTTATTGGTAAATATATTAGAGGAATGAATATGGCTCAGTATTGTAATTTCTCTTTTGCGGACAGTGATAAATTAAATAAGGAATACTACTATGAAGTAAAGCCTCCAGTAGATGAAGCTAGAGAAAAAGAATTAAAAGAGAAATATGATAATGGCGAAATAAGTTTTGCTATGTATCAAACTTTATCTAATATTGCGGGACAGCCTTCTTCAGCTCAAGAACCAACCCCTAGAGAAATTTCTGTGGAAGGTCAAACTAGTGTAGAAGATATTGCTGATAGTGAATTTGTTTTTAGCCAAGAGGACTTAGATAATATTAAAGAAACTCAAGAATTGGAAAAAACAGAAGAAGAAAAATTAGATGATTTAGAAGAAGAACCTGAAGTTGAAGAAGATGAACCAATAGAGGAAGAGTCACTGGCTCCGCAAAACGATCGTCCGCAATTCATTCCAGACTTAGGGATAGATGAAGGTAAAATTTCAGACGAACTTACTGAAGAAGATATTAAATATCTAATGGTAAAATGGGGGATTAACTATAGACCTTCAGAATGGGTTAAACTTGAAGAGCAATATCAAAAATATGCTAGTGAATATGAATTAAATGCGGACAGAGAGGACATCTTAAAAAAGATCTGTAAAGTATCTTTAAAGATGGATCGTGCACTGGATGTAGATGATTTCTCTAGTTTTCAAAAATTATCTGCTACTTTTGACTCTCTCCGCAAATCTGGTAAATTTACAGAAGCTCAAAACAAAGAAGAGGAAACAAGAGATCTTGACTCTATTGGAGAGCTAGTAGCTTTTGTTGAACGTGAAGGCGGAATAATTCCAGAAAAAGATAATCCAATAGAATATCCGCAAGATAAAGTAGATTTCACGATTAAAGATATGCAAAATTATGTAAATAGACTTGTGCGGGACGAGCTTGGACTTGGAGAACTTATTGAAAGCTATATTGAAAAAGCTGGCAAGCAAAAGAGCGATAGTGTAGAAGATATTATGCACAGCAGCTTTGAAGAAGAAGAAGTTACTGAGGAAGAGCAAAAGAGCTTCCAAGATTTCTTAATGGAAGAAATTGAGAATGAAAGCTTTAGATTGGCGGAAGGAGACTTCTAGTGAGTTTAAAAAGCTTATTAAAAACTACTTTAAAGATAGATAAGACAAATAAAGTAGTAGAGATAGATAAGGATAAAATTAGAGAGAATATTGAGAGTTATCAAGATATTATTGCCTATTGGAGAAAATATCCTGATAAATTTATTGATTATCTTTGCTCTATGAATCCTGATAACACTTTTCATTTTTACTATTTTCAAAGAATTTACCTAAGAATTGTAATGAGGTATAAAACAGTATACGCCGTTTTTAGTCGAGGTTTTTCTAAATCTTTCCTTGCGGTTTTATCTTTGATGATAAAAGCTGTTTTGTATCCTAGAGCCAAATTAGCTACTGTGGCGGATGGTAGATAAAAAATAATAATTATGGAAGGCGGTTTGACCGACTTATGAATCAATATAATTTGAATACAACTCATCAAGATTTGTTTAGTAAAATAGATACCGAAGAAAAAGCATATTGGTTAGGTTTTCTATTTGCAGATGGTACTGTTAGAAGTAAGCAAGGAGACAATCAGATTGAACTTGGTTTGCAGAAAGAGGATTATCAACATCTTGTAAAATTTAGGAATTTTATTGGAAATAATAATAAAATTGCTTTTAGAGAAAAACAACAGTCTTATAGATACTGTTTTCGTTCAAAAAAAATAAAACAAGATTTAATAAAATTAGGGTGTGTTCCTAATAAATCTTTAATTCTAAAATTTCCTACTAAAAAACAAGTTCCAGATGATTTATTGAGGCATTTTGTTCGTGGGTATACTGATGGAGATGGCTGTTTGTGTGTAACTAAGGGCAAAATGCATTATGAACTATTGGGAACGAAAGATTTTTTAGAGGGGCTGCAAAAAAGAGTGGGGTTATTCCAAGGAACAATTCATTATAATAAAAAAGGACAAGAAATTAGAAGAATTGTTTTAGGCGCTCAAGAACAAGTAAAACAAATTTGTGATTGGTTGTATAAAGACTCTAATATTTATTTAAACAGAAAATATTCAAAATATTATAATTATTATTATGCCGTTTCATAGGGAAACCTATGTTATTATTATCGCGGAATTAAGCGGAGAAGCCTGGAATGGTAATCCGAACCGAAGGCTGTGTAAAGCGCAGTCAGGGGCAACGCATAGGAAGTGAAAAGATATAATCTTCCCAAGAGGCCGCGACTTCTCTTAAAAGAGAAGAAAAGATATGCTGAGCTAATACGAATCAAGAAGTATTAGAAGCAAGAGATAAAAAACTCTTGCGATAACATAACTGAAAGCACAGTCAGCACAAATTCTTTCTTCTAAAATGCAAGAAATTTGTCAATTAATTCCTGCACTTGCGAATGAAATTATCTGGGATACTAGAGGAAAAATTGCACAAACTAGTCAATCTAAAGACCAAGTAACTTATAGTTTTAAAAATGGTTCTACAATCCAGAATGTTGCAATGACAGAATCTACTCGTGGTGCTCGTTTCCAAGGATTATTAGTAGAAGAATGCGCAAAGATTGACCAGGATAAATTGACAGAAATTATTATGCCGACTCTTGTTATTTCAAGACAGGTAAATGGAACAGTAGACCCTAAAGAGGTTCTAAATCAAAGTTCTGTTTTTGTAACGAGTGCAGGGTTAACTTTAGGCTCTGCTAAAATCCCTTTAATTGCTGGAACATCCTATCTGCCAATAGCAGCTTAGGACAATCAGCAGCCAAGCTATTTAGGAGAAAAATGAGAAAAATTACATGGAGTAAGATTAAACAAAACAGTTATGCCATTACCGAAGATGGTAAAGTATATAGCTACTATAAAAAAGATTTTATGACAACCTCTATTGACAAAGATGGTTATGAAGTCGTTAGTTTAATTACTTCAGAAAATCAACATTCTCATTTTGGAATTCATAGACTGCTAATGATAACTTATTATCCTTGTGAGAATATGGAAAACTTAACAGTTAATCATATTGATGGAAATAAAAAGAATAACTCTTTCAGTAATTTAGAATGGGTTACTGCTTCTGAAAATACAAGACTTGCTCATGAAACTAATTTAAATAATACTGTTGGAGAAAATCATGGGAAAGCTAAGTTATCTGAAGATGAAGCGAAAATTATTATAAAGATGATAAAAGAAGGAAAAGGATTAAAAGAAATTAAATTAGCAGTTCCTCAATTAAATAAAAATATGTTAAATCATATTAAAAGAGGAGATACATGGAAACATCTTCCTAGATAGAAGGTTCAACGACTAGTATTTTATACGTACACTATAAGCGATTGATAGTGGAAATGGGGGATGCGCGAAAGCGTAAAGATATAGTCTAATCTGTGTGGTAACATACAGCAGTTCATAGGAGAACGTGCAAGAATTAGCGACTCTTGCAGAATATAAATGATAAAGACACGTACAGCTATGATAAATTAATTCAAACATTATGTGAAATGGTTGGTAAGCCAGAAGAAGCCTTTATCTTAGGAGGAGACTGGAAGATTCCTGTTGTTGAAGGTCTTCAGCCCGCAAACTTTATTCAATCTCAAGAAATGGATAATTCTATGGACGAAGCAGGGTTTGACCGAGAATATAATAGTATTTGGGCAGGCAATATTGAAGGAGCCTTCTTTAATTCTAGCAAATTTGACCAATGTAGAATTCTAAATATTGCGGAAACAAAATATAATAAAGGTATCTCTTCTAAAGGATATTATGCTCTTGGAATCGACGTTGGACGAATTGGCTGTTCTACAGAAGTAGTTGTAATAAAAGTAACTCCAGCACCTACAGGGGTTGCAGTTAAACAAATTGTAAATATTTATACTTTTGAAGAAGATCACTTTGGTTTACAAGCTATTAAAATCAAAAGACTGTTTAATCAATACAAATGCAATATTGCTGTTGTTGACGGTAATGGCTTAGGCGTAGGACTTGTAGACTTTTTAGTTGAAGATCAAATTGACCCTGATACAGATGAGACTTTGTATAATTGGGGAGTCTATAATGATGAGGAACGCGTTTATAAGAAATTTGAAACTCCTGATACTATTCATAATGCTATGTATATTATGAAAGCTAATCAGCCATTAAATTCAGAAATGTATTCTTATTGTCAGTCTCAATTGCTATCTGGTAAATTAAAATTCTTGATAGATGAAAACGTTGCTAAAAATAAACTTATGGCTCAAGCTCAAGGAAAGAAAATGTCTCCTAATCAAAGAGCTGACTATTTGCGGCCATACGTTGAAACAAGTATTTTAAAGTCACAATTGATGAATCTTGTCCAAGAGAATGAGGGTGCTAATATCATTCTAAAGCAAGCCTCCCGCAAGATTAAAAAGGACAAAGTTTCAGCTTTAATATATGGACTATATTGGTGTAATCTTCAAGAGAAAAAGAATCATAAAAGAAAAGGTAGAAATATTAAGGATTTTATGTTCTTTACTACGGGGCGTTAAAGAGGGCAGAAATGAATTATTTTATTTTCTACTTTTTTATAAATTATTAGTATTGTCTTAGAGAGGTTAAATATGCGAGATTCTCTAGGTGAAATGAAAATATATGATATTTTAACTGATGCTGGAATTTCTTTCCAAGAAGAGTATGAATTTCCTGATTTAGTAAGTAGCAGTGGAAGAAAATTAAGATTTGATTTTGCAGTTTTCACTGAAGATGGAAAACTTGATTTTTTAATTGAATTTAATGGAAAGCAGCATTATACTCCTGTAGCTAAGTATGGTGGCTCAAGAGGAGTAAGTAGACAAAAATATAATGATATACAAAAAAGAAAATATTGTTTAGACCACAATATTCGATTAGTAACAATTCCTTATTATGAAGAAAATAAAATTTCTTATGATTATATAATGAGGATGGCTGGACATTAAGGGAGGTGAAAATTGGCAAGTTCAAAAAATAAAGTTGAACGCGATTTTAGATTAGTTTCTACTCAAAAATCCTCCTTAGATTTTAACAAAATTAGAATTGGAAAAGAAACTTTAAGAAATGATGTTACAGCCAATATAGATTTTTGGTACAAACCAAATAAGAAAATAGACAAAGAAAAAGTTCAAAGAGCCTTAGATCAAAGAAATCTAAAAGAGTTAAGAAGTATCTCTAATTATTTCTTTGATACTTGCGGCATCTATTCTCGTCTCTGTCGTTATATGGCTTATCTATATAGATACGATTGGTTTATTGTCCCAGTTGTAAATGATAGTAAAATAAAAGATGAAAAAATTATTGAAGGCTGGTATAAAGCTTCTTTATTTTTAGAAAATTCTGATCTAAAAAAGAACTTTGGAGAAATAGCTTTGAAAGTAATCAAGAATGGTTGCTACTATGGCTATAAAAGGGCACAGAAACAAGCTAGTTTTATACAAGAATTACCAGTGGATTATTGTCGTTCAAGATATGAATTAAATGGCAATCCTGTTGTAGAATTCAACATTAAATATTTTAATGATGCTTTTTCAGATGTGGACTATAGGATAAGAATTTTAAAGATGTTTCCTAAAGAGTTTCACAAGGCGTATCTTGATTATCTGAATGGCAAACTTCCAAGAGACTTCCAGAGTGACGATGCAGGATGGTTTGTTCTTGATCCAGCTAATACGGTTAAATTTAATTTGAGCAGCACAGATGCTCCTCTATTTGCCGCAATTATTCCTTCTCTATTGGACTTAGAAGAAGCACAAGATTTAGATAGAAAGAAAATGCTTCAACAAATTCTTAGAATTATTGTGCAAAAGATGCCAATAGATAAGAACGGTGATTTGATTTTTGATGTAGAAGAAGCTCAAGCGTTACACAATAATGCTGTAGCTATGTTAGCAGATGCTATTGGAGTAGATGTACTTACCACTTTTGCAGATGTTAGTGTAGCAGATATGTCTGACAAAGGAAATGTTTCTTCTGTTGACCAGTTAGAGAAAGTTGAAAGAACTGTTTATAACAATGCTGGTGTAAGTCAGATGCAATTCAACACTAGCGGAAATTTAGCGTTGGAAAAAAGTATTGCTAACGACGAAGGAACTTTAACAGATTTATTGTTGCAATTCCAAGATTATTCTAATGAACTTTTACAGCCTTTCAATAAATCTCCGCAAAGATTATTTTATAAGGTACAAATGTTACCTACTACAATTTATAATTATAAAGACTTAGCTAAACTTTATAAAGAACAAACTACTATTGGTTTTTCTAAATTATTGCCTCAAATAGCTCTTGGACATTCTCAATTGACTTTAATTTCAATGGCTTACTTTGAAAATAAATTAATGAATTTGAATGATTTATTTATTCCTCCTCAGATGTCTTCTACTATGAGTGGAAATACAAACAGTGAAAATAAAGGGGAGCCAAGTGCGGGAAGTGAGGGTGGAAGACCTGAGCTTCCAGATGAAGAAAAATCAACTAAAACAATTCAAAATAAAGAGAGTCAATCATAGGGGGTTTAAGTGAATAATAATAGATCTGTGGCAACCATTGATGCACCAGAATTTATTAACTTAAAAGAAGATGCTCTGAACCCTGGTATTTCTCAATGTGAAATAAAAGTTTTTTATCTAGGGAAAAATAGAAATGGTTCTTTTATAGATAAAAACACTGCTATCCAAATGGCAAATTCTCTTCCTGGGACTCCTATTGTTGGAGCCTTCAAAAAAGATATAGAGGACTTTGGCGATCATGGGCATGTAATGCACATTGAAGATGGAGAAATCACTTTTTCTTGCAAAACTGTTCCTTATGGTTTTGTAGCTCCTGATGCTGAAGTTTGGTTCCAGAAATTTATTGATACTGATGCTTTTGGAAATGAAGAAGAGCGTGAGTATCTTATGACTTCTGGCTATCTTTGGACAGGTCAATATCCTGAAGTAAAATCTTGTTTAACTGAAGGAAAAGGTCAATCCATGGAACTTGACGAAGAGAGCTTAAAGGGTCGTTGGGCAACAGACAGTAATACTGGAATTGAGTTTTTTATTATCAATGATGCAATCTTCACAAAGTTATGTATCTTAGGTGACGACGTAGAACCTTGTTTTGAAGGTGCGTCAGTTACTAGTCCAGAAGTTAGTAAGAATTTTAGTAAAGATCCTGAATTCTCACAAACTTTATTTAGTATGATGAATCAATTAAAATTTGCACTACAAAACAAAGGAGGGTCGGATATGCCTATTGAAGAACAGGTCGAAGAGGTAGAAGAAACTACTGAAGAAACTGCTGAAGAAGTAGAAGAGACTGAAGCTGAAACTGAAGAAGTAGAAGAAACCTCTGAGGATGCTTCTGATGAAGGTGACGATTCTGAGGATTCTGAAGATGTAGATTTTGCTTGTGGTTCAGATAAAAAGAAAAAGTATGCGGAAGAAGATAAGAAAAAGAAGGAAGAAGAAACTTCTGAAGAGACTCCCGCAGAAGATAAGCCTGCTGATGAAGATCAGCCTACTGAAGAGGATGATAAGAAAAAGAAAGCAGGAACTAAGAATTCTTTAGAATCTGAGGATATGCAAGCAGAATTTGAAGCTATGAAGAAAGAGCTTGAAGAGCTTCGTGAATTTAAGCTTCAGCAAGAGAATCTAAAGAAAGAAGCTTTAATCAATAAGTATTTTATGCTTAGTGATGAAGATAAAGCTGATGTTATGGCTCATAAAACTGAATACTCTTATGAAGAGATTGAAGAAAAGCTCGCATTAGCTTATGTACGAAAGAATGTTGATTTTACAACTATTGATGGAGAAGTAGAGCAGGAAGAAGAATCTCCTATTACTACTTTCTCACTTGATAATCAGTCTGCGGGGTTTGTTCCTCCTATGGTGGAAGCACTCCGTCAAGTAAAAGAAAATAATTTTTAAAGGAGGAAAGAACTAAATGGCAGTAACAATTGCTCGTGATGGTTATGGCTATGTTGAGCCTAATCACCTTTCTGCTCCTCGCAATGGGCAGGTATATGCGCAGTTACCCGCAGCCGAATCAATTGAAGTGCTTCAGAATGGCATGTTTGTAAAGTATGACTATGCTGCTGGTGAATGCAACTTCACAGGCGAAGGTCCTTGGATGATGGTGTTCAATGAAGAGAAGCTTTACGATGAACGTCATCAGATGCACAAGGATTTTGCGATGACAAAGGAGGATGCTTACAATGGTGTAATGGTTCCTCGTGTTTTTGCAATGGTTCCTGGCGATATTTTTACAACTAACATGGTAGATGAAGCTGAGTATACTGTAGGCGATGACCTTAAGGTTGGCACTGATGGTATCCTTGAAAAGGGCGAAGCTGCTGAAGGTGAGCACGCATTCAAGGTAGTTAAAGAAACCACTATGCCTGATTTACAGCCCGCAGTTAAGATTCAGGTTATTGCTTAATTAAAGGAGGGAAGTTATATAATGGATTATAAAGATTTACGTAATCTTGCTTTTGCGGCCGTTCGCGCTGACAAGAATGCTCCTGTAGCTTACTCCTTTGAACAGAATGGTCAGGTTGAAAAGTATTCAGCCGCAGAAGTAAATGCAGCTCTTCGCAATGAGTTTTCTAAGCTTCTTGGTGGAGAGAGCGCTAAGAATCGTTATGCTGCATATCGTGAGAATAAAAACACAATTTTCCGTCTTATTGAAGAGACTATTGATGAAGTTCTTCCTCGTAAGGTTGAACAGCAGTACATGGACTTCGCTGAAGTAAAGACTCTTGCACAGGGCGATAAGGCAATTTTCCGCAAGCGTATTACTGAAGCATCTCGCAAGCGTGCTAAGACTTTTGTAACTCAGGTTGGTCTTGCAGGTCGTTATGAAGTATTCATGCTTGATGGCACTGAAATCGAAGTAAAGATGGGTGCTATTGGTGCTGCTTGTCGTATCGGTTTTGAGGAATTCCTTGATGGTCGTATTCAGTTCTCTGAACTTACTGATGTAATTCTTGAGGGCATGGACGAATATATCTATAAGGAAATTGCTAAGGCTCTTGAAGCTGCAATCGCTTCACTTCCTGCTGCAAACAAGGCAGAAGTCGCTGGCTTTGACGAAGCTACAATGGATCAGCTTTTAGCTATCGCTGACTCTTATGGTCAGTCTGCAATTTATTGCACTTCTGAGTTTGCGGCAACCATGAAACCTGCTGAGGGTTGGGCTTCTAGCGAAATTAAGAATAATCTTTGGAACAATGGTTGGCTTGGCACTTACAAGAACCATAACGTAATTATTCTTCCTCAGTCTATGGTTGATGAAACCAACACTGAAAAGGTTATCGATCCTGCTCAGGCATATATTATTCCTGTTGGTTCTGATAAGCCTGTAAAGCTTGCTTTTGAAGGTCCTACTGCAGTTCGCGAGGTTGAAAATAACGATGACTGGTCCCGCGATCTCCAGACCTATAAGAAGTTTGGTATTGCTACACTTCTAAATCACTGGATGTGCAGCTATCGCAACACCAATCTTAAGAAAGCAACTCGTTGAACAGATCCGGTTCCTGAGCCAGATCCAGAAGATACCGCAGAGGTTGGAGATTTTGATTCTTTGACCTCTGCTTTAGAAGATCCTAATATTACCACTATTAATTTAACAGCAGACATTAATATTCCAACTACAATGACAGTCTCTAAGCCTGTGACAATTGACGGTGGAGGAAAAACAATGACTTTCTCTACTGTAGGACAAAATTTAGTTCTATTAGGGAGTGGCTCTGAATTAAAGAATCTAAACATTAACAACACTGCTTTAACAGAATCCTGGAATAGCACTTATGGTGTTCAGTGCTATAATGGTACTTATACACTTTCCAATATTAAGGCTTCTGGTGGTAACGCAGGTATTCTTGTTAATGGTTCAACAGTTACTCTTGGAGAGAACATTGATGTTTCTGGAAATCACTTTGGCGGCATAGAAGTTTCTAAGGGTGCGGCTGAAGGATTGGCAGATGCTAAACTGATCATAACAGCGCCTATTACAAATACAACTGAAGAGTATGGCAAGCCTACTGTTTGGATTGATGGTGAAGGTGCTACAGTTGAAGACTCAACTGGTATGACTGCTACTTCTGACGTAGTTGAAGATCAGGTTCAGTATTATATCAATGCTGAGAATGCTACTGCTTAAGGCTTGGTAGTTAGAGCCGTAAATAACATGTTTTAAGGGGTGAGATTCTTTCTCACCCCTTATTTTAGAATAAAAGAGATAAAAGGAGTTAAAATGAGTGTAGCTGATACACAATTGGTTCAAGTTCGCAATCTAGTAGATCATTCAGTAGTTTTTAAGGATGAAGATACTCACCGTAGAATTGTTTTTAATCCTTTTGAAACTAAGAAATTAGAAGCTGACCTGCTTCGTAGGCTAAATTATTCTCATGGAGGAAATGTCCTTTTAACAAATTATCTTTGTGTTGAGGACGATGAATTAGCACGAGAATTTGGCGTTTCTCCTCAAACTATAGAATATAAATGGACAAAGAAAGACGTTGATGATCTTTTAACTTCTGGTAGTATGGATAGCCTATTAGATGCGCTAGATTTCGCACCTGAAGGAATTGTAGATTTAATTATTTCTAGAGCTAGACAGTTAAAAATTAACGATATGGCAAAAAGAAAAGCTATTGAAGAAAGTACTGGTTTTTCAATTAATTCTATGATTACTTTTGAAGAACAAGCTGGATATGATGAAGGTCAAGAAGAAAAACAAGGTCAACGTCAGCGGAGACGAGTTTCTAGTGAAAACTCTAATGCGCGCGGTCGCCGTGTAAGTGTTGCTAATTAGGAGGTATATATGCCAGAACAAACAGTAGGTTTGTCTGCTCCTTTAACTCCAATAGAGCCTGTAAGAACATCTTTCCAGGAAGTTTATGACTTTTTTCTTTCAGGAATTACAGACGATATGTTCATGGAAATGACGAAAGAAGATACTGAAGCAATGTTAGAAGAAATTCTAATTGCTGCTTTGCCGCATTTTGAATTTCCAAGATGGGCAGATCCTTTTGATTTAGATCTAGAAAATAAGCGTTTTACTACAAAACTTACTGTAGAAGAAATGCGTATTATCAGAGAATACATGATAATGGAATGGCTTGGTTTTCAATTAGCCAATGTCGATCTTGTGCGGCAAAAGTACAGTGGAAGCGATTTTAGTTTTACCTCACAAGCTAGCCATATGAAGCAACTTTTAGCTTTAAAACAAGATCATGAAAGAGAAGGTTTTCATTTACAGCGTCTTTATTGTCGAAGAAGGAAAGACAAGAACGGACGTATGAGGACTACCTTCCAGCAAATCATGGAGCCGATGTAATATGTTTACAGTATATGAGACAGATATTACTAACAGCTCTATTTGCTATAATTTACATAGAGTAGTAAATCAAATTTATAGACTTCTTCCTTTGCGGGAAGAAGGTCAGGATTGGCAAAAGCCTTTGTCAACTTTAATTATAGAGTTATCTGGATTGTTTAATCTTTTACCTCAACTAAACGAGGGGCTTAGAGTTTTGAGTAAGCTTGAGGGATTATTAATTTTAGGTAATGATTTAGAGTTCTACGAATATAGAAGATGTATTTTTGAATGCTGCTCTATTATTAGTTCAATTGAAAAGAAATTGGATAAAGAATAGTGTCAAGGAGGTTTATTAATGTCTATAAAAACCTTGGCAGCTAGAATGGAGTATCTTGGCGGCAATCAAATTGGTCGAATAAATCAACAAAAGCTTAGGTCTTTAAGGTGGGCTTTAAAAAATAGTTACAATTCTAGAATGATAAAGACACCTTTACATGCGGCCTGGCCTTGTTTGATAAATACTAATAATTTGAAAGCTGATTATGATAAAGAATATATTTCAGTAGAATTTGATAGTGGCTTAGAGGCTGGAGATACGTTTGAATGCTTAGATGATGGTACTCATTGGATGGTTTATCTTCCAGTAATTACAGAAACTGCTTACTTACAATCTGAAATTATTCGTTGTAGATATACTTTGGAAGTAAACGAAAAAGAATATTGGATTTATTTTCAAGGACCGACAGAAACAGACTTAAGATGGCTCCAAAAGAATCAGATTAATGTTAATGAACTAAATTTGTCTGGGACTATTTATATTAAAAATGATGAAAATACAAAAAATTATTTTAAAAGATTTACTCGCGTAAAACTTGATGGACATGAATGGGAAGTTCAAGTTACTGACTCTATTACTGTTCCTGGAATAATTGAATTAGAAGTCCAAGAGTATTATGATAATACGATAGAAGAGCTACCTAAGATTCGTCAAAATTCAAAGATTGAAATAGATCCTAAGCCAACTATTATTGGAGAAACTTTAGTTAAACCAGATACTATCGTAGGATATATGATAGATGCTGAATACTATTCTCCTGATAACGAGTGGTCTGTAATTGACAATCCAAGAGTCAGAATTGAGAGTATTAAAGACAATGGCCGCATTTGTGAAGTTAGAATTTATGCGGGAACAGTTAAGCCTTTTACTCTTCAATATGGCGATCAATTATTAAAAGTAAATGTTGATTGGGAAAAACCAATTATTCAAGGTCCGCAAGTTGTTTATCCTTATGATACTCATACCTATTGGTTGAAAAACAAAAAGGGAGAATTTTCTATTAATTCTAATTTAGCAAAGATTATAGAATTTAACGAAGATTCTTGTAAGGTTGAAATTGTTACTGGTAAAAAGGGTAAATTTGTTTTAGATTGTCTATTGGAAGATGGCACAACAACTTTCTTAGAAATTGATATTAAGTCTTTATAAAAGAGGTGAAAGATATAGATGGTAAAGAAAATAGCTTCTAACATTCTTCGCACTAATTATAAATCGACTTTTTTATCCATTAATAAAGATCAAGAAACTATTTGGAGAAAGCTCTTTGTAGAGAGCAAACCATATAGTAATTATTTAAAAAGATTGCTTATTGTAAATGCTCCAGATTGTTTGGACACTAATCAACTTCAATATCAAACTACTATAGATCGTTACTCGATTAAAGATATGCATGATGCTCATTTTATTAGAGCAACTCCTAAACTTCCTTTTGGAGAACATGAGGAGGTAAAATCATATATTATTTTAGAGTTTGATGATTTTGTTCCTACAAACAATCCAAGGTACAGAGATTGTGTTATTAGCTTTAGCATTATTTCTCATTTAGACTATTGGGAAATGGATGATTATAATCTTCGACCTTGGATGATTGCGGGGTATGTGGATGGCATCTTAAATGAATCTAAACTTTCTGGAATTGGAACTCTTCAATTCTTAGGGGCTAGTCAATTAGTTCTTAATGAGTATCTTGGAGGAGTTCTTCTCAGATATGTAGCGACACATAGTGAAGCTGATGACTCTGAAAACATAAATAATGATCTTCCTGCGCCTGTAGATTTATTGTAGGTGCGATAAGATATGATGGAGTTAAATGGAGATTTAGCAAAGATTCTTTGCGGAGGTCAAGTTCCTATTGAAAATTGTAATATTGTAGTAACTCAACCTAAGCTTAAAGAAATTTGTATTTTTGGAGAAGATAACTTTTTAATGGGGGTTCACTTTTTTACTAAGGCAAGCCGCATGGTTGAACAAGTTAAAGAGGGCAATTCCCGATTAGCTATGTTATCAGACTTTCAGTTATTAATGGTAATTATTGACGAAGATAAGGAAACTAGAAGAGCTGTTTCAGATTTTCTAGGATTAATTTTTCCTGATTACGAGATTAGATTTGACCCTGGCTCTATTTGTTTTCTTGTAGGCGAAAACCAAAGAATCGTTGGACAAATCAATCCAATGAATTTTGAATTTTTTCAAAATAAATTAAAAGCTCTTTTTTTACCCCAATCCGCAGAACGGGAGGAAGAGTATAATCCAGCGAACGATAAAGCTGCTGAGATTGCGGAAAAATTAAAGAGAGGTAATCAGATTCGACAAGAATTAAATCATAATAAAGAAAAAGATCTTAATTCTAGTTTATTTGGAGAGTACGCTTCTGTGCTTTCTATTGGACTTGCAATGGATATTAATATCTTTTTTAATTATACTCCTTTTCAATTATATGATGCTTTTCTTCGTTATCAGAAGAAAATATCCTATGACTTTTATCAAAAAGTTGCGACTACTCCTCTTATGGACGTTAGTAAAATGGATGAACCAGATAATTGGATGGACAATATTTACTGTTAATATATACGCATGGTTTCCATGTTTGTATAAAAGAATGAAGATATTTTTATATTTTCATTAAGGAAAAAGATGTATACAGATTTTTCTAAGAAGGAGAGAAAATACACATGAATCGTTTTGGTGTTCGTGAGATTTGCGATGTTGTTTTCAAGCCTTTAACCTCTGTAGACATTGGCAATCAACACTTTGACGCGTATCAGCCTGTTCTTTACATTGATACCGCAAAGACTTCTAGCCTTGAAGGTGCTGCTACCACTGTATATGCTCAGGGTGGCCAGGGCAATCCTCGCCTCATTGGTTGGGACGGTGAAAAGACCCTTACCTTCACTCTTGAAGATGCTTTAATGTCTCCAATCAGCTTTTCTGTCCTTTCTGGAGCTGGTGTAATTAAAGGTCGTAAGGCAGACACTGATAACGGCATCGATGCTCAAAAAGTTTATGTTCATGCTAATTATGACATGGTAGCTGAAAAAGTTGGTGAACAGATTGTTGTTAAGCTTACTGATGAAGATCGTAATGGTGCTACTCTTGTAGTTTCTAAAGAAGCTCCTGTCTATCCTATGACTCTTGACTCTGCTGGTGCTCAGGCAGAATATCTTTCTGCAGTAACTGATGCTCAGGTAATGGTACTTGGTGCTGATGGTGCTTCTCTTGAACCTGCTGTCATTGGAGCCAATGGTGAAGTTCAGGCTACAGGAAAGACCATTGTTTTTGTTATTGGTTCTGACACTCCTGGCGATCCTCGTCAAGATGAGCCTGTAGAAGTTGGCGACACTGTTCGCATTGACTGCTATGAAGTACATGATGAAGGTGCTTATGAAATGCAGATTGATGCTGAGAGCTTTGCTGGTTACTACTACATTGAAGCTTCTACCTTATTCCGTGATGAAGAAACTGGTTCTGACCTTCCTGCAGAATTTGTTATTCCTCGTGGTAAGATTCAGTCCAACTTTACATTCACAATGGCAAACTCTGGTGATCCTTCTACCTTTACATTTACTATTGACTGCTTCCCAGCATTCACTAAGTTTAATCGTAAAAAGAAGGTAATGGCAGTTCTTCAGGTTCTTGACAATACTGCTGCTTCTCACAATTATCGTACCAAGAATGTAATGGGTCATGAAGGTCGTACTTCTGATGCAGACGTAGACGAATGGTATAAAGGCTCTATCTTTAACGAAGGCGAAGAGCCTATTGTAGTTGAAGATGATCCTATCGCGGAATCTACTGTTGCAACCAATGCAGATGCTCCAAGTGCTTTTCTGGAAAGCAGATGAACGATCTTGTAGACGGTGTAGCTATTGCTTATGACGAAGGTTCTAAGACCTTTAATGTGACTGGTACTTTAAAGCATACTCCTGATTGGAATGCTTATAGTGGAGCTGATCAAACAGACTATTATCTTCCTATTAAATTAATGGGTAAGAAAGATGAAGTCGTTGTAATGCAGACCTTAGCTGGTCCTCAAAAGCGTCATATCTTTGGTCAGACCGATGACGGTGATGATTTTATGGTTCTCATTCTCGCATTTAGCGAAGAGCATAACACTCGTACATTCACTGTTTATCCTACCACTGGTGACGCAGACGCTCAGACAAATGGTGTAACTTACACTATTAATTGTGCTTCTGCAACTTTTGAACCAGGCGAATAAATTAAAATTAAAGGGCACTCCTAATGGGGTGCCCTTTTTTGTTGTATAAGGAGGTGAATTATGCCTTACGCAAATGCAATAACAGCCTATCCTGCAGATTATCTTCACTATTGGTGGGAGCATTATGAAGGTGGAACTTCTTTTCTAACTGGACGATATTTTCAGGCTAAACAACAAATTTTATCTAGACAATTAAGAAATGCGAAACAGAGACGGAGCCGTTTTATAAAAAGAGCCTCTGCGGATTCTGGAATATCTATAGATAAATTAGATGAATTATATAGGCAGTTAGATGCCGATCCCAAGGCTTTAAGCGGAGACTTAGATGAATTTTCTGTTTTGCCGAATGTAGGAAAAGAGCCAACAAGTATAGAAGAGGCTTTAGGTATTGTTGAAAAATCTGATTTTGCTTGGCTAAATGAGTTAAATGAAGGGGCTAGAATACTTTATCAGGTTGCTCAAAAAATAGTTTCCCCAGAGTTAATTAGAAATTTTGGAGAAGCTATTATAGATGAATACATTTTAAATAGTGTTGCTGCTGGAAAAATGTTGCCCAATACTTCCAAAAGTCAAGCAGCTAAAGAAATTATTGCTAATTTTAGAAATAGCCAAGTTGATGGAACCATGTTCGATATGCCGCAAACATTGGAAAATGGACAAATTAGAGGGTATGAAAATTTAACTAGGACTGAAAAAGAAGTATTAGCTCTTTTAGCTTCTATCTCTATGATGCAGGGGGTTAAAGATGTTCCTACAGGCTGGGATAATGTTACTAAATCTTGGAAAAATCAATGTAGAGGTTTAACTATCACTGCTGGAACTTCTTCTCATGAGCTAGCAAGTAGTATGGCGTTACTAAGTGCTACTCAAAAAGTTTTAGAAAAAGAGGAAGAAATTTCTAAAATGCTAATGCCAAAAACAATAGGAACTTCACAAATTACAATCAGACAAAATTTTACTAGGAATGATACTTGGGTTGCTTTAAAAAATAGAGTAAATGCTTCTTTAAAACGTATTAATAAAAAAATTTCAAAATCAGACTCTGAAATTGTTATGATGAAAGATAATCTTGAAGTTTCTTTAATTAGAGCTACAGATAAAAGGCATTTAAGTTTTTATCCAAACAATCCATTAATTAAACGCAGTGGAGCATACTTATCATTGCATCACAATGCCAATTTTTTGAATTTTCTAAATAGAGAAATGAATATGAACTCTAAAGAAATGCATGGATTAGTTCAATTATTAGTTGCCCATTCTTCACGAGAAAATTTAGATAGCTATTGGGAACAATTTAAAGATAATGTGGCATATAATGGGTTTTTATCTGCTCTTGCGGGATATGCAAGGCAAGAACAAGCTCAATATATGATTATTGGGGATAGAATTGTAAGTGTTGAACAAATTATTCAAAGTGCAATGAATCAAGATGTAACTCCGTATGCTACATATTCTCCAGATTATAGCAGAAGTGATTTTGCGGCAAAAGCGCCTTGGATTGGAAAAACTGGTCCTAATCTAGTTGCCGCTGTTGAGCGTTCAGAAGTTGCATGGAATAATACTTCAAGGATGTTAAACGCTATGATTCTTGATATAAAAATGGATATATCAAAGAATTTTATTGCAAATGTTTTAAGAGTTTAGTTGACATAGAGAAAAATTTATGTTATAGTAAATTTAAAATATTAGAGATATAAGGAGGTATAAATCAATGGCCATTGATTTAACATTAGAAAAGCAATCTGCTCTATCTACTCAAGATATGTATGACATTATTGCTTTTTCTATTGAAGCTGCGAATGATAGTGGATTTATGAATAGTTTTATTTTTAATCGTGCTTTGTATTTGTTTGCGGCGATTATTCTTTATCCTGAACATAAAGATGAATATTCTAGCCTTGTAGCAAAGAATATTAATACTGCTTGGGATAAGATGCTAGAAGAGGGTATCTTGGAGAATATGGCAAACGATTTTTCAGTAGAGTTACAATTACTTGCGGAAAATGGAGAAAATTGGTACTCAGAATACACTCAATATGCTCATTCCGCACGAGGTTTGCTTGATACTATTCAAACTTTTACAGGAGATATTGTAAAGTCTGCTGCTGAACAGTTGAAAGAAGCTTCTGCTCAATCAGGGATCCAAGAGGTGCTAAAAATTGCTGATAACTGGGGCATGAATAATGAAGTCGCGAAAGAAACTAAGCCTGAATTCAAGGCAGTTCATAGCGGAGAGTCACTTTTAACTGAATAGTGCTATTGGTCAAAACAATATTAAATTATAAAGCCTACTTTAAAATAAGGTAGGCTTTATTTTTTTGCCCAAATTAAGAGATATAAGGATGCCTGTGGTTTTCACTGGCTCTATTTTTTTTATAAAGGAAGGTGAAGAAGAGAGTGGCAAAGTATTCTAATACTGTTCACTATAATATTGAGACTACTCTCGATAGTAGTGGAGTAGCTCAACTACAGGCTCAGATTCGTCAGGTAGAAACTGAACTACAGAGAATGGCGAATCAACAACTTATTGCTGATAATACTTATAGAGATGCACAGTCTAAGATAGCTGCACTTAAAAAAGCTTTAAATGATTCATTTAATACAAGGCTTGGAATGTTAGATATGACTAAATTTACTAAGTCATTGTCTAATGCTAAAGTTTCTATTGGAGATTTAGGAACAGCTTTTTCTGCTGCTGGCTCTGCTGGGAATCAAGCTTTTATAAGTACTATTGGACAATTAGGAAAATTAGATACTAGTTTACGAACAGTAAGCTCTACGACAGATAAGATTTTTAATACTATTGGTAATACAGCAAGATGGGGTGTTATTGCTAGTGGTTTTCAAGGAATTTTAAACTCTGTTCACCAAGCTACCCAATACGTTAGAGACTTAGATACTTCTTTAACCAATATTATGATGGTTACAGAAAATTCTAGGAATCAAATGAATGAGTATGCAAAATCTGCGAATGAAGTCGCTAAGAGTCTTGGAAGCACCACTGTAGCAATGACAGATGCTACTTTAGTATTTGCACAGCAAGGTTTTAATTTAGATCAATCTCAGCAGTTAGCAGAGATGTCTACCACTTTAGCTAATGTTTCTCAGCAGGACACTGCAACCACTTCAGACCAGATTACTGCGTACATGAATGCCTATGGCATGGATGACAATATGGAACAACTGCGAGCTGCACTTGATTCTTGGGCTAAGGTGGCTAATGTATCTGCTGCTGACGTAGAGGAACTTGCTACGGCAACGCAAAAATCTGCATCTACAGCTAATACTGTCGGTGTAAACATGGATCAGTTAGCAGCTCAAATTGCTACAATTCAGTCTGTAACTCGTGAAGCTCCTGAGAATATTGGTAATGGTTTAAAAACTATTTATGCTCGTATGTCAGACATTGGCATGGGGGAAACATTAGACGATGGTGTAAACCTGGGTCAAGTTACTCAACAGCTTGAACAAGTTGGAGTAGCAGTTCTTGATTCTGAAGGGAAAATGCGTAATGTGGGTGACATTATGGAAGATCTTATGGATGTTTGGTCTTCAATGGATACCACCCAAAAAGCTGCTGTAGGTGCCACTTTAGCAGGTAAATATCAGCTTTCTCGTTTTGAAGCTTTGATGAATCGTTCTGACCTTTATGCTGAATATAAAGATGCGTCTATGACCGCAGATGGCGAAATGGAAAAAATGCAAGATGTTTATGCAGATTCATTAGAAGGACGATTAAATAAACTTCAAGCTACTATGGAAGGAATCTTTAACGATTTATTTAACACAGATGATTTTTACGGTGCAATTGATGCGTTAACTCAAGTTTTAGATTTAACGCAAACTTGGATTTCTTCTATTGGAGGAGCCTCTAATGCCTTAAATGGTTTAGGAGCAATAGCTCTAAAAGTTTTTAGTCAGCCAATGGCAAGAGGTTTAGAAAATTTTGTTAGTAATCGATCTAAACAAAGTGCTGCTAAACAAAATAGACAAAGCGCATTACAAGGATTACAAGATTTAGGTTTAAACACTGCTTCAGATGATGCTAGAATTCAAGATTTAATAAATTTTACGACAGAAGGTTTAGCTAAATCTAACAGTATGTCAGAGGAGCAACAGATTAGCTATAATGAACAAAGAGAACGTACTGTTGAACTATTAAAGCAGCAGTTGAAATTAGAATCTCAAATTGTTGGACAGGCTCAACTATTAAATCTTGCAAATGATAATTATGAAGGTGGCCTTGAAGAAAATCTGATTAATTTAAAATTGAACGAACAAGGTATTTTGAATTTAAAAAATACAGATGCTTCTAAATATTATGATTTTATTCAAGACAGTCAAGATTCTGAAAGTATTGTCAAAATAGGAAATGAACAAAATTTTCTAGACAATATTTCAAATAAGACAAGAGACGTTGCTTATAATCTTTCAGAATTAAAGTTAGCTTTTTCTGAAACTGGCACTGTTAGCGGTAAAGCCTTTACAGAAGCTATTCCTGCAATTGATGCTTTGGAAATGACTTTAAAAGACATGATCACTTCTTTAAACATGAATAAAGAAAGTGCAGAAGGTCTATTGAAATTATATGATAACTTAAAAAACAGCGTTGACTTTTTAGACAATAAAGATGGAGCTTTAAAAGTTGATGAATCTGTTTTAGCAAGTTATCGACAATTAAATACTTTAATCACCAGTCTACGCGAAGCTGCAAAATCTGGAGGAGCTGTAGTTCCTAATCAGCTTGAAGAGATGCGGGATAATTTAATCTACAATGAAAGTCGTTTGCAGGCAAACCAAGGAATGAATGAATCTTATCAGCAGCAATGGGTAAGACAAGATCAAATTAGCAGTCTAATTAATGCAACTGCTGCCATAGGTCAGTTGGCTTTCGCTTGGCAGAGTTTTCAGTCTTTGGGAAGTATTTGGTCTAATGCAGATTTAGAACTTGGAGATAAAATTCTTCAAACGATTATGGCATTAGGTACGGCTCTCCCTATGGTGCTTAGTAGTATAGGAGATTTAAAGGGCGGAATAATATCTATTATTGATCTTTTTGCTGCTTTAAATCCAACAATAGTAGCTTCTGCTGCTTCTACAGGAACTATGACGGCAGCATTAGGAGCAGAGGCAGGAGCTGCTACAGCAGCAACAGTAGCAACTAATGGTTTTGGAGCTGCCCTAAAAGCTGCTTTTCCTCCATTACTTGCAATTTCTGCAGCTATAGGCTTGGTGGTTGGCGGAACATCAGCTCTTATTAGTGCTTATAATGCTGACGCAGATGCCGCGGCAAAAGCGACAGAAAATGCAAACAAATTAAGTGAAGCTTATAATAACGCTAAAACTGCTCAGTCAGACTTTGAAAATAATTTATCGGCGTATAGCACAGCGAAACAAGAGCTTTCTGGTTTAACTAAAGGTACAGATGAATATAACGCAAAATTAAAAGAAACAAATGATCAGCTTCTTCAAATGTTAGAAACATATCCTGAATTAGCAAAATATGTTTCTAGAACAGATGAAGGAGTTTTAAGCTTAAGCGAAGTCGGTATTCAAAAATTACAAGAAGCTCAAGAACAAGCAGTTCAAACTGCTCAAATGGCAAATACTATTGCTGATGTTTATGCAGATCAAGCAAATCAAAAAGCTTCTGAGACTTCATTAACAAGGAGTATTAATTATATAGATCCCACCTCTGGGGTCATAGGAAGCCTTACTAGTGACGATTTAGACAAACTATATGGCCTTATCTCAGAATATGGTGAGCAATCTGTTTATCAAGAAGATAAGGTTGCAGAGTTATTTGGAACAGATGTTTCCAATCCTTTAGTCAAAGCTATTACTGAAAGTGCTGATAAAATTGTAACTGCTTACCAAGAAAAAACTTCTCAAGATCAAGCAAATCAGTTGCAACTTCAAGAAGCTGCGTTGACAGCTCTCCAAAGCCGAGATGGTTTTGATCTTACTGGAGAACAAGCAAATGAAGTAGCTGCTGCTATCGGAGAGATGGCAAATCCAGAAGGCAGTTTATATCAAGAGCAGTTATCTAATTATCAAGCAATGTCAACAGCAGATATGGCTAGAGCTTACGCTGAAGCTCTTGGGAATAATACTCAATTTATGTCTGCGGATATGGCTATTGACGGCAAGGGCGAAAATGCTCAACTCCAAACAGCTTCTGGAGAATCTATTACTGTCAGTAGAGGAGTTATGGAGCAATTTCTTGCTGGCGCGAATGCAATGGATCAAGCTGCTTCAAAATGGTCTATAGTAGCAGATAATTTAAATAGTATAGCGAATTCAGATTTAGCTACTAAAATTGGGAGTGATCAAGTCTCTTCTCTCTTAGCGGAATGGAAATCAGGAGAAGGCGTTGATTTAAGTGGACTTTCTGGTAGAGAGCTTAATAATCTATCAACGATGCTGTCTGACAATGGGGGATCATTAAGTGTAGAACAAGTTTTTGGAGATATGTCTACTGAAGATGCTAATGAATGGGCGAGACAAAAAGGTTTCTCTGATGCTCAAGCATACGTTCAAGCATTTTCAGAACAGTTAAATACCAGTATTGATCAAGAAAATGCTTTTGAAAACATTCTTGCTAGAGATGATAAAGATCTCTATACTATTGCTTCTGATACTGATAAACTTTATGGCAATTCAAATGAGAGATACACTAAACAGCGAGATGAGATTCTTGCAGCCGTAGATTCTGTTAAAGACTTAGATAAAGCTTATGAAGAAGATCTTTTAACAATAGAAGATTATAATAAAGGTTTACAAAATCTTGGGTCTGAATATGAAGATCTTGGAGACGAAACAAATACTTTAAAGAGAGCACAAGAAAAATATTCTAAAACATTAAAAGAAAATGGTAAAGATGCTGAAAAAACCCAAGAAGCCTACTATGAAATGGTAGATGCTCAAAGTGAATTAAAAGATGCTATTGAAACAAAAGAATGGGAAAAAGCTAGAGATAGCTTGGCAAATTATACAGACGTCCTTGAAAATGGGAGTAAAGAAAGTCAAGAATATCAAGATGCCATTCAAGATGTCTCCGACGGACTTTCAGATTTAACAGGATTAGAAGTAAGCACTGATTGGGTTGAAGAAAACAAACAAGCTGTCAATGATTGGTTAAATGGAGTTGAAGGAGCTGGAGCAAAACTCAACTCTTTAATTCATATAGATACCAGCCCAGTTAGACAAGAATTAGCCAGTTTAGGTGTAGATTATACAACTCTAAGGTCTGCAATCGCAAATAATCAAATAGTTTTTAATGCTGAAGGTTATGCAGACTTTAGCCAAGTTAATGAACAATTAGGAATTGTTCAAGACACAAGTAACGCTACAAGCGCAGAATTAAAATTATTAGCTGCGTACTTAAATGCTCTTGGTGGAGCAAGTCTAGTTCTTGAAAAAAATGGACAAACAATGGAAATTCCTGCACCTCCTGAGCCACCTGAGACAGAGGGAATGACTGCTCAAGAGGCTAGTAGCGCTATGCGCAATTATAGCAGTCAGTTAGGATCTTGGACAAAAAATGTCGGACTTGCTTTAGACCAAGGATGGTCTTTTAAGGGTATAGACATGCCAGACTCTGATGTTTCAGTACCCAAACAGTCTTCTTCTGGCGGAGGCGGTGGAGGCCGCGGAGGTTCTGGCGGCGGAGGCGGTGGCCGCAAAGGTGGAGGTGGCTCTGGTGGTAGCGGCAAAGGTTCCTCTTATACTCCACAAAAGAAAGATCCAATAGAAGAAGAAATCGACCGCTATGAACGCGTCGATACAATGATTGATGCGATTGCGAACGATCTCGATAGAGTTGCTGAGGAACAAGATCGTCTTGCTGGCTTTGAAGTTATTGACAATATGGAAAAGCAAATTGAGCTTATCCAACGTCAAATCGAACTTCAAAAAGAAAAACTTTCTATCCAACAGCAAGAACAAAAAGAACTCCGCAAAAGTCTTGCTTCAGATTATGGAATAAAATTTGATTCTGAAGGCTTCATCACAAATTATGCACAAATTCATCAAAAACTCACAGATGAAGTTAATCGTTTAATTAATAAGTATAACTCTACAACAACTGAATCTGGTCAAGAATCCTTAGAAAAGCAAATTGAAAAGGCTCAAGACAAGTTAGATGATTTTAAAGATGATTATCAGCGCTATGATGAATTAGTCTCTAATGACATGAAGGATACTCTTCAAACATTAGAAGACTTAGAAGATCAAATTGAAGATATTAGAATTGAAGCTTTCCAAACTTCTGTAGAAGCTGCTGATAATATTAAAGATATTCAAGAAGCCTTAAATGAATTTAATCAAGTTTTCAGCGGACTAAGCTCTGACGATCCGTTTAGGCAAATGGCTCTCTCTGTAGCCAATTTAACAGATTACTTTGATGTTGCAACCACTACAGTAAATGAGTTCTATGATGAACTTATTGCCCGCACTCAAGAACAAATGGGAGCATCTGGGGTTACTGAAGCTCAGAAAAAATATTTGCAGTCACAAATTGATATGATGAAAGAAGCTCAAGCTTCTTTTGGCAATCAAACGATGGAAGAGTATGGTACTGGTTATTTAGATTTAGCTATGACCAATCTTGGGAATATATTAGATCAAATAAATCAGTATGAACAAAATGGCGTAAGTTCTATCTTTGGAGAAAATGCTGGCGATCTCTACGAAACAGCAAAAGATGTTTTTGATCAGACAACAGAAATGATTGAAGACTATGAAAGCGAAATTGATGACTTACGCGATGCTATCCTTGATGCTATTGATGAAATTGCAGACCAAATGGATCGTAGAGTTGAACAGTATGAAAATATTACTGATGAACTTGAGCATCAAAGAGATATTATTGAGCTTATACATGGCGATGAAGCTTATACGCAATTAAACGAAGCTCTTGCGGCACAGCAGCATAACTATCGAGCACAAATCAATGAAATGCAGCAACAGCTCGATATTTGGAAAGATATGCAGTCTGCAATGGAAGAAGGCTCTGAAGAATGGCTCGCTATCCAAGAGTTAATTACAGATACTCAATCTGATTTAAATGATTTAGTACAAGAATCTTTGGAAAATCTCCAAGAGCAATATGAAAATACAGTAAACAATATCATGAACTCTTGGGTTGATAGTGCTCTTGGCACAGACCTTGATTGGATGAATGATCAGTGGGAATTAATTAATAGAAATGCTGATTATTATTTAGACGATGTTAATGCGGCTTATGAAATTCAGAAACTTCAAGGTGATTATTTAGAATTACTTGATGGTTCTAATGACGTAAAAATTCAGCAAATGATTACTGAGCAAATGAAGCAACAGCTTGGTTATTTGCGGGATAAGGAAAAACTTTCTGAATATGATGTCGCTTATGCACAAGCACAGTTGGAGATTTTACAAAAGCGTATTGCTTTAGAAGAAGCTCAACGCAATAAGTCTCAAATGAAGCTTCGTAGAGATTCTCAGGGCAATTATAGTTATGTATATACCGCAGATGAAGGCGATGTAGCAAATGCTCAAGAAGGATTGTTAGATGCACAAAATAATGCTTACAATCTTTCAAAAGATCAAATGAAACAAACTCAAGACGATTCTTTGTCTGCATTGAGTGATGCTCAACAAATGTTAAACGACATTTGGACAAATGCAAACTTAACTCTTGAAGAAAAACAGGAGAGAACTCGCACTATTATTGATAGTCTAAAAGAGTATCTTGCAGGAACGAGCGAACAGTTAAGCACTTCTGAAAAGAATATCATCAATGACTTCATCAGTATGGTTGAAATGATGACTGATGAAAATGGTGAACGTTTAGATGATGTTTATAATCAAATTATCAATGGAAATTTAGATGCTTTTGATCAAATTGACACTAGATGGTCAACCTCACTAACTCAATGGTTGCAAAACTTAGAAAATTTCAATGCATCAACTGATGACATGTTTGGTAACTTAGTGGACAATGCCAATGATTATCAAGACCAGATTGATGAAGTCGGAGATTTGGTTGAAACTGATTTCAATGACATGTCAGATTCAATTCAAAATGCAGTAGATAAGACTAATGACTTATCTAATAGTACTTCTGATTTTATTAATCAATTAAAGAATGATTCTGGCACCATTAAAGAATATGAAAATATTCTCCAAGATTATGCAGACAAGATTTCAGATGTTACAAATGAAATGCGTGCTTATCAAGAACAAGTAAATGACCTTGCAAATAAGTTAACTGCTAAAGAACAGGAAAACGCTAATTTGCAAACTCAAATTAAAGATTTGCAAAACCAAATTAATGGTAGCTCTGGCAGCAGTGGAGGATCTGGAGGATCTAGCTTTGGCGGTAGTGGATATGCTAAAAATGATTTAGCTTGGGGTATTGCTCAAAATATTTGGACTTATGGCACTAGAGGTGGTTGGGGTAATGACCCTACTAGAAGTGGCAAATTAACAAAAGCTTATGGCTCAGATTTTGCTAGACAAGTTCAAAGTATTATCAATCAGAATTATAGATCTGGGAAGCTAGTTAACTTTGGTAGTAGCAAATTTAGCTCTTATAATTTGTTAGGATATGATACTGGCGGCTATACTGGCTCTTGGTCTGATGGAGATAAAGATGCTAAAAACGGCAAACTTGCTTATCTTCACCAAAAAGAATTAGTATTAAATGAATCTGATACTAAAAATCTTTTGAATGCAGTTGATATAGTAAGACAGCTTACTCAGAGCTTAAAGAGTTCTGCTTTGCAAGAAAGTATAACAAATCTTTCTGTTTTGAAAACTCCTGCTATGGGAGAAAAGAAAATCAAGCAAGATGTTCATATTACAGCAGAATTCCCCAATGCGAATAGTGCTTCTGAAATTGAACAAGCTTTATTAAGCTTAAATGATAGAGCTATACAATATAGTTTCAAGAAATAAGCTTTGGTCAAATAGCTATTAGATTTTATTCTTGATTTTGAAATAAACCAGAGCATAAATGAGTTAAAATGAATAGGGACAGTACACACGTTTGTGCTGTCCCTATTTTTGTTTTATATAGAAGGAGGTAGCTTTGGCAATAGATTTGCAAGACGCGATTCTTAAAGCAGTTGAAACTTTAACTGATTCAAGAATTGATAAATTACAATTGGATAAAACTATTACAGCTACCGTTGTTCAGTGTACGAATTCTTTAACTGGAGAATATAAATTAAGTTATAATGGCGGATTTATCTATGGGTATGCGCCTGAAGGAACTAGCTATACACAAAATCAATCTGTATATGTTTTAGTTCCAGAAGGTGATTTTACTAAAAAGAAAATAATCGTAGGTAAATCACAAGCTTTAGAAGATGATCAAAACATATCCTTTGTTGCGTCTGCATTAAGCGATTATAATCTTTTAGGTAAAAATGCTATATCAGATCCTAAATCTATATTACCAGTAGAAATGTGTTCTTATTTAAAAGAGAACTATGAATTATTATATCAATATGATCCTGAAGGTTCTTACACTGCTGATTTTCTAGCTATTGATGCACAAGAATTAGAAAATGGATTAAAAGAGGCTGAAGCTTTACTCATTGAAGCTTCTTTTCAAACAAGGCTTCCAAAAGAGCACAGGTTAAGCAAGACTGGCGTATATGGTCTACAATTTGTTTTAGCGTTTGCGGACAGAGACAATGTGGACGAAGAGGGTAATGCGACGGTAAAGTATCTATCTTACACTATAGATAATAACAATATGACAGGCAATCCTTATCTTTTCACAAGTTGGTCTGATCAGTATGCAATTTACCCAATAGACACAGAAAACTTTTTATATATAGATAGCATTTTAGCATTTGGTCATGATTTTGTTGAGCAAGATGATAGAGTAAATGCTGAGCTTTGGGGCGAAGATATATTTATTAAAGACTTAGAGATATATGGTCTTAAACAAATTACTGCTGTTAGTGGAGACTATAAATTATCTTTATCTATGCCGCAAGGTTCAACTTTTAAATCTATTCTCGCAGATGACTTTCTGCAAGTCGTAGGTAAAGTTACCCAACTTTCAACAATTTTATCTGACGGTACAATGTTTTATTGGTTCGCTGAAGATAATAGAGTAACTGCCGCAAGTGAAGATTATCAGATGTATGGCGGCTCAGGTTGGCGTTATCTAAAAGATAAAGGAAACAATTATACCTTTACCACTCTTGGAAATGAAAATAAAGCTTATGAGAATCGTTATCTATGCGTTGCTGTTTATAAAGAGAATATTATATTAAAAGAATATTTTACTTTATATAATGAAGCAGCTAAAAGAGATTTAAGCATTTCTTCTTCTCTTGGAATCAAGTTTAGCTTTGACAGAGGAACTCCAACTCTTACTTGTTTGATTAATGGCAAATCTGAAGGTTTTGAGTTAGGAGAGCCAAACGCGCATCAGGATAATTGGTTTAGGTTCATCTGGTCTAAAGTTGACTCTTATGGTCAGACAATTATTTTTAACCAAACAAAAGAAGAATTACAGGCTGCTTATGATCAAGGCATTGCTGATGGTATCGGCTATGCAGCTCTTTCCGCTTTAAGAGCTGAAATTCTTGCAATGGAAGGAGTAGAGTTTACTCCTGGAAAGAATACTTTGACCTATCCTGTGAAGGGAATAGATGGAAACGCAACATTTAAGTGTTCTGTTTATTTGCGGGATACTGAGTTAGGTGACGAATACTATATTGGTACAGCAGAGATTGTTCTTCAAAATGAGGATGCTTCAACTCCATATGACTATTATATCATAATTGAAAATGGAGATCAAGTATTCCAATATAGCGAATCAGGAGTATCTCCAGACGATGAAAGGTATACTGATCCATTAGAGATTAAACCTTTAACTTGTCATTTTTATGACCCTGCAGGATTAGAAGTCAATAAAAACACTTATGAGATAAAGTGGAGAGTACCTTTAGAGAGTACTATGATTGTTACTCCAAAAGAAGGTATGGAATTTAATCCTGCAACTGAAAAGATTGAGTGGTGTATTTCAGAAAATTACCCTGTTGATATTGCTAGCGATTATGATTATCAGGCTTTAAACAATCAAGTGCAAGCAATTGTAACCTATCAAGGACAAGAATATACTGAATATACTCAATTCTTATTTACTAAGATTGGAGAAAATGGTACTAATGGTACAGACATGGTTGCTAAAATTTCTCCAACATCAGACGATAATATTTTAGATTCAGAGCTTTTAACTTTAGAATTAAAAGATGGGCAGCCTGAGCAATGGAACACAGGCCAAGCGTATGGCTCTCAAGTTTTAAAGTTTAATTTATATCAAAGAAATGAATCTTTAAACATATTAGATAAAGATGTCGCTTGGTCAATTTCAGGCGGAATTAGTGGTTCAACTCGTAGCAAATACATGTCTGTTGATGATGGTCGAGTTTATTGGAAAGATACTGCGGATTCAGATAAAGCGATGTTCCGCAATCAAATAGTTAAAGCTTCTACCAGATTAGATGGTTTTGATTATTATGCTTTCTATCCTGTTCCTGTAATTGATTATAAGGGAGATATTGGATATAAAGTTAAAATTGATTCTGTACATACTTTAAAGAGTATTACTTATAATGCGGACGGTCGCAATCCTCTATATAATAAGAATCAAGGAATATTTATTAATTTAGATACTCCTGGAAAATATATAGTTTGGCAAGCAGAAGGTGGAGAACCTAGACGTACAGGAACCACTTATTATGATAACCCTACAAATGCTTGCTTTAAATTAACTTATGAAAAGAATAGTTCAGATGGACGAACAATATTAACTCCTTTAGATACAGATGATGGGTCATGGGAGGATTTAACTAATTTTTATATTCTTCCAGATGATGTCTACGATGGAGAATATTGCAACAATTTAATTCATGGTAAAATCTATTCTTCAAAAAAAGTATATCAAAACAATGGCAATCCAGAAGTAGAAATTTATATTCCTATTTATATGAGTCTCAATACTTACGGGTTAAAATCATTAAATGCATGGGATGGAAACCATGTAGAAATTAATGAGGATGAAAATTATATCCTTGCGCCGCAAATAGGAGCTGGTGAAAAAGATAGCGAAAATAAATTCACTGGCGTAGTAATGGGAACTACAAAAACTTATGATGCAGATGATAGTTCTGTAGGACTATTGGGATACAGTCATGGTAAGCAATCTATATGGCTGGATGCGGAAACTGGTAATGCAATTTTTGGTTTACCAGAAGATCAAGCGACTAACTCTAACCATTATACTGAAGGTCGAATTGAATTAGTTCCTGGCGGAGATAGTAAAATAGGTATGTGGACTATTGGTTCACGAGCTATGTATAATATGACACAACCTCCAGAGCCTATTGGAACTGACGAAGATGGAAATATTGATTTTGAAGATGAATATGTTAAGGTTGATCCAGATCGACCTTATACTGACTATCCAGTTCCAGATGCTCAAATGTCTATTCCGCACAAAGCACAAGGTATTTTATTAAATGCTAATCCAGCTTACATTTCTGTTAAAGGTATGCCTTTGGATGAAGATAACTCGGACATAGACTGGGAAGGTGCTAATACAACAATTAGGAAAGGCGATAGTCTTGAAGTAGAACTAGACCCTAGAAAGAGTTCAGTATTTTCTATTTATAGACATACAACTTATGATGGAGCTGAAGATACTGGAAGGTGGCGTAGGTATCCATTAGTAGGAATTAATGCTAATGGACAGTTTTATACTAACGCTATTGAAGATGGAGAGTCTTCAATGGGTATTGGTAATATTGGAGCTTTTAGAAATTCTGCAGCAGATAAGAAGTATGTTGGTGCACAATTTGCTTGGCGAGGGAACAATTTATTTAAGTTCTTTGTTGACATTGAAGAAGATGAAAGTGATGAAGATAAAACTCTGCATATCTCTACTGGTAGTAAAATTGGAGATAGAGGCGACGAATATCCAAGAGCAGTTAGAATCTATGGTAATGGTGTTACCTTGCTTGCTCCTGAAACTGGAAATTTAAATTCTCCTTCTTCAAGTCATAGCATTAGCATTACACCTTCACAGGCTTTATTTGGACACTTAGAAAGCTCTTATATAAGTATCCCTTATGATGGAGCAAAAACTGCTGAAATTACTTTAAAAAATAATTTAGATATAATAACTGCTGCTAATAGAAGTACATTTATAAGTACAGGTGGTTTTACTCTAGAGACTATTGGAAATGACACACTTCCCAATGATATTAGTTTAAGTTCTAGTAAAGATATGAATATTAATCTCGTTAGAGACAAAAATGTTAAAATTGGAAGATATTTATATTTAGACACTCAAGATTTTCACATCAATGCACACGTAGCAGCCACTGTAACTGAATCTAATTGGTCAGAAAACTTTGATGAACCAAAGAAAGGTTCAGCATCAAGTGTTACTTATAATAATGTTACTCAGCTAGCTATTGGAAATGACAATGCTTATATCAATCTAAGACCAGCTTCTATTAAAAGTAGAGTGCATTCTGATACAGGTTGGAATATTAGTAGTAAAACAGGTGGAATATTCCTAAAATCTTATCAGTCTTCAGAGGGAATTATTCTTCAAGCAACTCCTCCTAATTCGACAGATGCAAATGGAGCAAGAATTTCTTTGATCCCACAACAAGGTGGATCTTCAGACTTCTTATTGACTTCTGCTCATGGTTCTGTTCAGTCAAAATCTAATTTGGGAAATGGTAGAGCTGGAGTTCAGATTACAAATGGTATAGGTACTATATGGGGTTATTTCACAGGAACCCCTGATAAATCTAATAAGAATTCTATTACAGCAAAAAATAATATACAATCTACTAGTGGAGAAATTTGGGGTCAAAACTTTTTATTTAATTCCAGTAAAAGTTGGTCTTCACATGGAGGAACTTATAATAGCCAAAGTCTAGAGCAACATTTAACTTGGATATATAATCTCATTAACAATGCTTATAATAGAGCTGATAGTGCTTATAATAGAGCTGATAGTGCTTATAATAGAGCTAATAGTGCTTACAATCTTGCAGAAACAAAAGTTAGCACAAGCACTTATCGCAACCATAAACACTACTTACAACAAGATCTATTTACTTTTACAAGATACGATACTCCTGTTGGTCATGTAGTAGACATTTCACAATATGGTTCTGGTACGCATACTGTTAAATTACAACAGGAGACTGGCAAACCTGTTAAATTACCTGACAAACCTGTTTAAAATTTTCTACAAGAGATATAAGGAGATACAATGAACGAATTACAATTACGTGTTGAGGTTCAGGGAGCTGTTCAGAATTACGCTGAGCAGCTTCTTGATGCAAATGGTATTCCCGCACATTTAGTGGAGGATGCCTTTCATAAAACTCTTGGTTTTATTCAGGAAAGAACTCTTCATGAGTTTATAGCTTCAGTTACAGTTCCAACTGAGGATCCTGATGAGGGAAAGGAAGATAATGGCGGAGAAGAAATTAGTTAGACAAGTTACTGTCAAAGGAGAAGACGGTCAACTTGAAAACCCTTATAGTATTGGAGCAACATTTGAAGAAATTGTAGATACAAGAGCTGGTAAGGGTAACTATTCTTTAGCTCAATTTTTTGATAATTATATAGATTTTATGAACTCTACAAGTTTTGTTGCTTATGGAGATACAAAGCCTACAAATACGCATGTGCGTTTTTGGATTGATACATCAAGTTCTAACTTATAAGGAGGGATAAAAGGGTATGCCTGGCAATCTTACAAACACACTCTACCCTCCGCAATGTCAAACATTTCTTCCTGCTTTTGTAAACACAAGTGATGCTGTAATATACTTCTCACTTTCTCCTTACAATTCATCTTCAACTATTCAAAGAGTTCATGTTTCTTTGGTTAATCAATTAAATAATGAAAATGCTTTAATAAATGCAAGTGGTATTTTAATCTCTTCTTTAAATTATGATACTACTTCTGGAATGTATTATATTGTAATTCCTGTTACTTCTGTAGAAGGGAATCAATTTAATATAAATCAATTTTATAAAGTTCAAATAAGATTTGACTGCTATGAAGGAGAAGTTCCTACAGATGAAAAGCAGTTGAATAGTTATTTTCTTGATTATCAAACTTACTTCTCTGAATGGTCAAGCGTTTGTTTAATTAGACCTATTTTACAACCTGACATTCAATTAAGAACTTTTGACACTTATGATGGTTCAAATACTATTGCTTTTAACAAAGGTATTATCCCCATTTCTGGTAAAATGTTTTTTGGAGAGGGTAGTACAGTTGAGACTGAAACTTTGCAATCTTATCAGATTCAAATTTTAGATTCTAATAAGACTGAAATTATGTTATCTTCTCCAACTGTTTATACTGGAGACAATATTGATGCAAATGATATTAATTATCGAATAGATTTGCAGGGCTTAGACACTAGCAGTTCTGTAGATTTTATTTTAAGAATTGTTGCAACAACTAAAAACCAATATAAATTAACTAAAGATTGGGAATTTCAAATTTCAGACTTTTTAGACGAGGAAACTTTTGATCCTACTCTTGAAGTCACAATGGATAATGAAGAAGGTATAGCTACTCTTCATGTGAAAAATGTTCAAACAATTTTTGGTACTGTTTATATTAAACGTGGCTCTAGTATAGATAATTTTAAGACTTGGGAAGATATTCATGTTGAGCACATAGCTGGATCAATAGACTTAACTATTACAGATAATACTGTAAGCAGTTTAGTTTGGTATAGATATTCTATTCAAATGGAGAATAGTGCAGGAGCTTTAACAAACGTTTATAGATCAAATGTCTTTATGCCTGAATTCTATGACGCTATTTTATCTCGTGGAGAGCAACAGCTTAAAATCTTATACAACTATACCATCTCTAATTTTAAGCCAGTTGTAAATAGAGCCAAGATAGATACATTAGGTGGACGTTATCCTAAGTTTGCAGAAAATGCTATTTTAAATTATAAACAGTTCTCTATTAGTGGTATAATTAGTTCTGAAGCTGATCCGCACCAGTTATTTTTAAATAAACAAGATTATTTTGATGATAACTACTCTCGATATACCGTCTATAAGCAGGATATGGGTATTAAAGACATTGTTAGAAACGATGTCTCTGACTACTTAGGAGATACTTCTATATATGATGATTATCTAACCACTACTAAAGACGATTGGCTTTGGGAGAGAGAGTTTAGAGAAGAAGTAGTTAAATGGCTTAACGATGGAGAACCTAAGCTGTACAGATCTATGACTGAGGGATCTATGGCTGTTATGTTAACAGATATTAATTTAACGCCAAATACAGACTTGAGCCGCAGATTGTACTCTTTTACTGCAACGGTTTATGAGATTGCAGAAGCTGATTCTTTAGCTACGCTAGATTCTCTTGGAATTTATGAAGTAATTAAGCCAACTGAAGACTATAATGGTGGAGGAACTGTAGATCCTGAACCTGAATATGTTGAAGTAATGAATGTTGGTCAACTTTATCAGTATACTATTACTGATAAAAATAACTTATTAAGTGTTATTCTTCAAAATCTCAAATCTGAGTATGGAGGAGTTTTAAATGATAAAGACCCTAGCGATCTTTATTTGAAAAATGTTAAAATCTTTTTCCACAATCAACCTAATGTGTATCTTCAAGATGGACAAAATATTATTTATATTGAAAATCCTGGAGATCCTGTTTGGTCTAACTCTCAAAGAGAGCGAATGCAAATGGGATATGTGTTTAATGTAGGGACTAGTGCTAGTCAAGGAACTTCTTTGTTCTTTGTAAATAAAAAAGGCTATTATCAAATTCCATCTTATTTAGATGTTACTAATCTATCATTCGATCGCATCGGTGATATAGTAACTATTGAATATGTAATGGTTTATAAAGAAAAGAATAATGTTACAACTATTATCTCTGGCTCTTCAGTTGACCGCACAGTTGTGGGTCAAGAACGTGGAGTTTTTGAAGCTGGAGAATATCTTGGTGAACAAATTCGTGCTAAATACAATTTTGTTAAAACTGATGAATATTATCAAAGAATGCAATATTGGCGAGGAATTTGTGTAGATGTTGATCCTTTTGCCGTAGTTCATATCCAATACTATAGAGAGGATGAATATCACGATTACATAGTTGGAGATACTGGAGTGCTTCATCTACAAAGAAATTTTGATGTTCAGGATATGTGTTTTTTGGGTAAAAGAATGCACGAACGTCCAATAGAAAGACAGCGTTATTTAGAAGAGTGGGAATATGTAACAGATGATGGAACCTATTCTTCCACGAACGAGGTTAAAGATCCTAAATTAAACACTGTATATACTATTAGAGATAAACAACAAATTTATTATCAGTATCAGTGGTATGATTTTACTCCAAAAGCTACAGGTACTGGTTGGGCTTCTGTTCCAATAGAAGGTATTGTAAATTACTATGGCAATGTGGTTCAAAGCGATTATAATTAAAGGAGGTTTCTAATGCGGAAAGATTATCCTTATCTTCAAGATCCATGGTATGAAGATGCTAATGGTCAAAAAGAACGTAGAAACTTTCTAGCTTTGATTGACAGCTTTGTAAATCAAAAACAGTATGTGAAAATCACTTTATTAAACTGGTCAGAAGAACCTTTAAAAGAAATTGAAGGAGAGCTATCCTCTGGTACATTGTCTAAGGATGGCTCTTCTTCTGTGAGAAGAACCTGTCAGCTTTCAGCCACCGTTAGTCGTGGAGAATATGATGTCGAAGATGGTGAAATGGATTTTGCCATTAATAAAAAAATCTTTATAGAAATAGGAATTAAAAACTATACAGATCAATATACTGAACATCCTATTCTTTGGTTCCCGCAAGGGGTATTTTTTATTAGTGATTTTGCTATTACTTCTTCAGCTTCTTCTACAGTAAATATTAGTTTGACATTAAGAGATAAGATGTGCGGACTGAATGGGGTTGTTGGAGGAACATTTCAGTCAGTAACTATTTTAGATGAAGTAGATACCCAAAATGCTAGTGGACAATTTGTATCAGAAAAAGTTCTTGTATACAATATTATTCAAGAAGTAGTTCATCATTTTGGTGGAGAAGATCTAAATAATATTGTTATTGAAGATGTTCCTTTAAGAATTAAACGTGTTATGAAATGGGCAGGAGATAATCCAATATGGATGGTTCCTGCTGAAAATACATCTGCACAAGCAGGAAATCTTTGGTATAGTGTAGAGCTAGAAGAACCTTCTAATAAACCAAGTGGCACTTTACAAATTATGAATGGGACAGACGCTGGATATATCTTTGATGATTTTTACTACACAGATGAGTTAATCGCTAATGCAGGAGAGACTGTCACTTCTGTATTAGATAAACTTGTGCAGTATCTTGGAAACTATGAATATTTCTATGACGAGTTTGGAGTTTTTCATTTTAGAGAAATTAAAAATTACTTAAATACAACTCAAGCAGAAGTTGTTGTTAACGATATGGACAAGAATGACTATCTTGTAGACACAACAACAGGAAAAGACGTTTATACTTTTTCAGACGATTCTAACCTTGTAAGTATTAGTGTTACTCCTTCCTATGGCAATATCAAGAATGATTATGTTATTCATGGGACTAGAAAGATGACAAATTCTGATATTAGTTATGATGTTTTTTATCATCTATGTATTGATAAAAAACCAACTCCAGGAAATACATATTACGATTTACTCCTATTTAAAGAGCAAAGCACTGAATTAACTAAAGCAATTTTTCCACTGAGCGTTCCAACTGAAGCTGATTTGCCGCAACCAGGCAACTTTAATCTAATCTATAGAGTAGCAGATACAAATTCTTTCTTCTATTGGGAAAATGACGTATATAAAGAAGTAGAAGTGATTAAATATTATCCAGGAGAAAATCAAGAAGGCTCTTTGGGTTATACCACCAAAGATTGGAGAACGGAATTATATCTTCAAGGTTTGTTAGCTAAAAACAATGGGACAGACGCGGGATTGTATTATTCAGATTTAGAAAATGATTACACTGCTGCACAATCTGATGACTCTTGGATTGGACAAATTCATAGACAAGTTAAAAGAAATAGAATAGATACTGACTATTATTTTGAAGAGTTAGAAGCCTTCTGGCCGCAAATCTACGATCTTGAGAATCAACAATTTTATGCAGAACAAGAAGATAAGACTCTTTTAACTTCAGCTTTAACTGACGGAAACTATTTCTTAGATTTTATAGATCCTTCTACTTCTGGATTAGGAGAGTTTTCTATCAGCAATATTGGTCGTAGAATGGATGTTGTTAACAATGAAGATATAAATTGTCTTTTTCAGCCAGATATTCCAGATATTGTTTTTTTGAATATTGATGATGACGATTTTCTTGAGAAACGCCAAGAGTGTCAGTTAAAGGGACAACCTTTTACTCAAGTGCGGGGTGACGTATACTCTGGTTTTTATACTGGAGGATATAAGAATGGAGCTTTTGATCAAGTGAAATATGAGCTATATTTGCACACTAATTATCAAAAGACTCTTTCTCTTACTTCTTTACCTGTTTTTTACTTAGAACCAAATAGTAGAGCTACTATTAACGATAAATCAACAAATACATATGGGTCTTTCATGATTAAAACCTTATCTATTCCTCTTGGACCAGGAAATATGATGGCTACAACTGCGAGCGAAACTTTTGAGAGATTTTAATGGATTTCATTAATGGGCAAAGTGTTTGAAGCATTTTGCCCAGTTTTTTATATTAAAAGAGTAATGTATTCTTAGAGATAGAAGGAGTGATAGGGCTTGGCAGATCAACAAATTGGGCAGCTACGTTTTACAGGCTCAGGATGTGTAAGCACTGTTTCTAGCTCTATTGGTTATCAAGATGTATCTATGGGCGATAGCTCTGGAAGTACTACTTCTACTAGTTTTAAAGATGTAGTTATCACTCCTGATACAGCTTTTGTTAAAGATAGAGACTATTATTTGTCTATCGCAATTCCGCAAGACATGAACTATGATATGCAATTTAATTTAAAAATTATTAAAAAAGAAAATAATGTAAATACTGTATATCAATACTTAAAAAATATTACTATTAGTCGCGGTGGAACTGGTGAAAATGTTTTTCAAGTTGCTCTTTATGAAAAATCAGATGGTTCTACTGCAGCAATGATCCCGCTGCCTTATACAGCAGGGACAGAAAATACTAAAGACCTTATCTACTATAATTCTGCAAACGATGGGTTTTATTTAGGTAACGGAGGCACTTCGTATACCCGCACGTATAATTTTAATGATTTATCTGTAGTGGCTTCTTGGAGACACGAAACAGGAGAAAACTATGGAACATTTGAAATTACTTTTAGACCTGTAGAAGATTCTTTTGAAGCTATTCTTTTGGAAATGGTAAGAACAGCAGAGGACTATAATATTCAAAGATCTTCCTCTACTGGAGAAACAGAATATGGTAGAAAAGTAGATATTGAAAAGGTTCAATATACTCTCTATGAATTGTCTAATTTAGTAGATCAGATGAATAGAGATGGAGAATTAACAAGTATTGGTGTCTGGGGACATTCTGGACTTCTTATGACGATAAATGGCGAAGAAATTAGAATCGGTCCTAGTGGATACTATGAATTATTAGATATTATTCCAATTACTTCTATTGGAATTGTTGCTGATTCCTGGGATGATAATTGGACTATTGATTACACCTATGAAATTAATACAGATGAAGGTTTATAGGTGATATATATGCTATTTAATAAATATATAGAAAGGATGTGAGGAAAATAGATAGCTTCTACGGCGGAAAACAAGGAGACTCTTTTATCCTAAAAGCATCCTTTAAGTCTGTTAATGATATGGTCACTGCTTTTAAGCGAGGATCAAACTATACTGATGTTTGGTACGGTGAGCATTGTTTAATAGATACTCCAAATAAGAATGATAAAGATAATGGTAAGATTTATAAAAGAGGTCTTGATTATCAAAATTCTGTAGGTGGAGCCATTTATGTAGGACAGATTGTTGGCCCTTCTAGTGGCACACCATATTTTCAATTAAACACTATTAAGGAAGTTACTGATAAATCTGAAATTAAATTAGAGGATTACGAATACCGTAGATTCCCAACAGGCTACCAAATGGACGACGAGGGGCATGTTATTGGCTATGAAACCTCTGACGGTAGTGATGGTAAGCCTATTGCAGTTTTTCCTTTTAGTAAAGCTCATGATACTTCTATTGTTCCTGGAAAATATGTTGAAGATGGAGCAACAAAATATAACGATGAAATTCGTTGGACATGGGTAAATGTTAGAAAAGACAATGCTGACGCAGACAGTTGGTTTTATGTAGGATTTGAAATCCCATATCCTGTAATTGACTACAGCATTCATATGACTTCTCCGTATGATACTAGCGGAAATATTTTATCAGATGCTACAGATATTTCTCGTATAGACGATCAAACGCATCCGTTCTATGCGCATTGGGATTTAGGTCTTCCAAAAGGTGTAAAGGGAGATACTCTGAGGAATCTTAGAGTTATTGTTCCAAATTCTGGAAACAGAACTAACATTTACGAACCTTCTGCTATTACTGTTGATCCTACTACTGGTGAAGCTACTGTTGGTCAACCAGGATATGATGGAATTGATGATGATATTGCGGCAAGTCGTCAAATTATAGTATATGACTATTATATCTATGACAAGCTTCGCAATCCATCTGCAATAATGATTTATCTTGGTGACTTCAATATTATTACAGATATATCTCTGGATGATGAAGGCACTTTAACTTTAGAATACACCCATGAAGATGATAGTGTATTTACTAAAAAAATTCGTTGGGTAGATAATATTGCTTTGACTGAAGGAAATGGTAATCAAGGTGGACATTTTACTTTTACCTTCAATAACGATATACCTTTTGCTACAAAAGAATTTGACGTTAGTTGGATTAAAGGAATTGAGATTCTTACTGATGGTTCTTTGCAATATACTTATGCTGGCACCCCAGAATCTCTTCCTGCAGACGCAACTAGAATTAATGAAGGGGTCTATCGAGTAGAAGATTTTCTCCAGTGGCTCAGCAAAGTAGAGCTTGATCCTGAAACTGGTGTTTTTACAGTTACTAATAATCGTGGAGAAGAGATTTTCCGCACAGAATTAGACTGGATTAAAGATATTGATTTAGACGAGTTTGGTACTGTAACTCTTCATCATACAAAGGGAGACACAGACGAAACACTCAGTAACCACATTAAATGGGTCAATGATGTTAGTTTAAATCCAAACACAGGCTTGTTTAGAATAGTATTTAACTATGGCGAACCAGTAGAGTTTCAATTAAACTGGGTTGATGATGTTTATATTAATGAAGAGAATGGTAACATTTATATTCATAATACAAACAGTGTTTTAAATCGAGAATATGATGATTATACTGGAGAACTTTTAGATGCAAAATTAAAACTTATTACTAGAGCATCAGTTTCTTCTACAGGTATTATCACACTTCATACAAATACTGGAGAAACGATTCAGCTTAACCAAGAAGGTTCTAGTTCATCTCAGCCTTTCCAAATTAAAGTAATTGAGAATGTTACTTTAAACACTGGTATCTTAGAAGATAAACGTATTTTTGTAAAATATAATACAGAAACACAATCTACTCCTATTGGAGATCCTATCAATCATATTAAAGATATGGTTGTTAGAACTACTGACTGGCACTTATTAGTACTATACACAGACCCACAACATCGTTATCCTAACACTGGTGGCTCTTTAGATGATGAAGGAACAGACCAGAATGGAATCCGTTGGGTTTCTGGAATTTTAGGCTCTGATGGTACTAATTATGAGACTGGAGGAAGCCCAGTCTATTGGCGTGACATGGGAGCAATTAAAGACCAATCAGGTATTTTGGTTGGATTTAATGTTGATCATACTGAAGTTCAAGGAGCTGGCTTTGATCCAAATATTGCTGGTACTCCTGGAGGTTCTGTTGGAGAAGGAGGAATTGGTGTTTGCGGCTATCTCCAAACAAATTATCCAAGTGGATTAACAGGAGAGCAAAATTCTAATTATACCAATTCATACGCCGCAAAGATTGTAACTTATAATCCACCTCCAACAGGTGAAAATCTTGATAAACAAGATAAAGAATTTTATGCTTATGACTATCTTGCTTATAGATGGTATTATTTAGGTAAGATTGCGGACAGTGGTATGAGAGACGCAAAGCTTTTAGAAAGCGCTCAAGTTAACGCTTCTAATCTTTCTAGCTTAAGCACAAATGGTCTTTTATTTACAGCAATTCCTTCTACAATCTCCAATAGTGCAATGCCTAAATATTGGGATATTGCTTATAACTCTTGGGTCTAGGTGATTATTTATGAAAATAATTCAATATGTTGGCCCTTTTACAGCGGGACAGTCCATTACTGTCCCTGCTGAATATGATTGCGAATATGTTCATATAGGAATTCAGTTTCCTTTTAGACAACCAATCGCATATATAACTGATTCTGCTGTACCCCCTGATTTAGAAATTGGTTCTATGGATGGAAGCTCTATTCCATATAGAATTAATGATACAGGAATCTTAGAGTTTGACAATCTAGCTCAAACTTCTTGGAGAATCAGATTTTTAAAAGACATGCCTTTTGAAGGCCTTATAGATATTGCGTATCGAGAAACGAATGAGTAAAAGGAGGTAGTAAATGGCAAAGGGGAATCCTAATGATGATAGCCGCAAATTAAACTTTGTAGCTAGAGTTTATGATCCTGACGCTACAGAAGATCCCACTTATGGTAAGTATCGTCCAGTATACATTGCTCCAGAAGCTACCTCAACAGTTCTTGGTGACGTATATCTTTCTGACGCTACAGATGGTGGAGAAACTGCGGCAACAGGTGTGACTGCTGCTACTCCTGCGGCTGTTAAAAAAGTACAGGATAACGCTAACAACAAGTTAGATAAAATAACAAGCAGCGCACAATCAGTAAAAAGCGATGTTACGTTTAATGGTGCTTTAACTGCTAACCAAGGAATTACTGTTCCTAGCGGACAATTCTTTAAAGGTAATTTGCAAGGCAATGCTTCGACTGCAAGCCAATTAACTCCAGGAGCTGGTATTGCAGTAAAAGTTGGAGCGGCTGAAGCAAGCAATCCTACGACCTTTACAGGCAAAGGAAACATTACTATTCAAGTAGATCAAGTAGATGCGTCTAAAGTCACAGTTGGCACACTTCCACTTAACGTAATCCCGCAAGGAGCTTTAGAGCGTGTCGTCTCTTATGAATCTGTTCAAGCTGCTATTAGTGCTTGGACAAGTGCAGGTTCAAATGCAAAACCTTTTGACATTGGCGATACTATTAGAGTTACAGGCGTAACTCCAAACGTTATGTACAGTGTTGTTGGTTCTCCTGGAAGTTCAAGCAGTTATGTTGAGTATGCTGCTGGTACTGCTACAAATACTTTAAACGCAGAAGAAGCTGAACATGCGGCTGATGCAGATCATGCTGATGTTGCTACTAAATTAGGAACTGAAACTGTAGGTAGCAACGTTAAACCTATCTACTTAAACAACGGTACAGCGACAGCTTTTGATTCAACAGTTGGATCAAACGCTAAACCAATTTATATAACAGATGGTACGATTACAGCTTCTACTGCAGACATTGGTTCTAACATAAAACCTATTTATATGCTTGATGGAGCTTTAACTGCTATTTCATCAAATGTTGGTGCTACAAATAGACCAGTATATATAAAGGCTGGAACTATTACTCAATTAGATTTTACTATTGATAAATCTGTTCCTGCTGATGCTAAATTTACAGATACTACTTACTCAGTATTTAAGGGTGCTACTGCAAGTTCCGCAGGTGGCACAGGACTTGTCCCTGCTCCTGCTGCAGGAAATAATTTAAAGTTCTTGCGCGGAGATGGTACGTGGCAAGTAGCTGGAGAAGTTACAGGTGTTAAAGGTAATGAGGAAGATTCGTATAGAGTAGGAAACGTAAATCTTACTCCCGCAAACATTGGAGCTTTAGCATTATCAGGTGGTATATTAACTGGCAATCTTGCTTCTAGAGAAATTGCTCCAAGTGTGAATAACACTTATACTCTTGGAACGAGTAGTTTGAAATGGAGCAATGTTTACGCCACTACTTTTACAGGTAATTTAACAGGTAATGTTACAGGTAGTTTAAGTGGCAATGCGACAACAGCTACTACTGCAAACAGATTAAATAAAACCTTAAATTTGACAGGTAATGTTACTGGTTCTGTTAATTTGAACGCAGATGGAACTGCTAACTTGGTAACTACTATTGCTGATAAAGCTGTTACTAATGGCAAATTAGCAGATGATGTAGGTACTGTTTATATTGGGGCAGAGGAACCAACAGAAGCACACGTTAAAATTTGGGTAAAAATTTAGAACTTTGAATAAAGGGCATATTATTATTACAATAATTTGCCCTTTTTTATTATATTTAGGTTATTTATTAATGACACGAGAGAAAAGGAGTTCTATGATATGTTGAAGAAAAGTAAGGACTTAATGGTTCTTGGGGGGGGGCAATAGCCTAACACTTCATTTATTTTATAATTTGATATTAATGAGGTGTTTATAGTGAGTTGGGTAAATCTGTTAGATATAGTTTATCCAATCGGAGCTATATACTTCTCAAGAGATTCAATTTCTCCCGCAAGTATTATTGGAGGTTCTTGGACTCAAATTCAAGGGGCTGTTCTTGGAGCTGTTGGAGAGTCTATTTCTAATGGATATGGCGGAGATAAAACTATTTCAATAGATCAAATGCCAAAACATAAGCATTCTGTTAAATGGTCTAGTGATCCTGATGATGAAAAGGCAGTTGAGTTTAATAGCCAAGACTATCCAAGTCGTCATTTTAATGCTGGCGACATAAAGCGATGGACTTCTGAAGTTAAAATATCAATGTCCTCAGAAGGTTTAGTTGTACTTCCTACAGGGGGGGGGCAAGAATATTTCCCCTACTACTTTGGAGTTTATATCTGGTACAGAACTGCTTAGTAGGTGGTTGTAATGACTAACTGGGTTAATTTATTAGATATTATCTACCCAGTAGGGTCGTTATATATGTCTATGAACGCAACTAGTCCCGCAACTTTAATAGGTGGAAATTGGGAACAGATTATAGATAGATTTTTGTTACCCAGTAATTCTTCTAGTATTATTAATGATAAAGGTTATTATCATTACCACGGTCTTTCTGACGAAGGCGGAGCTTTAATTGATTTAGGCCAGGGTTCAAACGATAAAACATATTTGGTTATTAATAGTTCTCCTTCTGGAAAACTACCTGATTTTACGCCTGACTACCATAGATATTGGAAAGCTTTTTCTCAAGGTAATGCTTCTGAAAAATATTACACCCCTACAGCTTTAACTGGTAGAACAGATTATTATGGATATGGGGATGATGAGCCTTTAATGCCACCATATATTACAATTTATTGTTGGAGAAGAATTTCTTAAAATAATATCAAATTATAACTAATTTATTAAAAATTAATAAAGGAGTTATTAAAATGATATTAGATTTATATAGAGTTACTCTCTCTTGGGGGGGGGCTTAAACTAGACTCTAGATTTACAGCTACCTCCGCAAGGAGAGTGGTATAAATGGCATGGATAAATTTGTTAGATGTGATTTATCCCATAGGTAGTCTATATTTCTCAAATAAAGCTACATCGCCAGCCTCGATAGTTGGTGGCTCTTGGACTAAAATTGAAGAGGCTGTTATTCGTAGCGGCAATACAGTTGGATATATGGGAGAAGACGAACACGCTATCACTATAGATGAAATGCCAAGCCATAGGCATAGTATAGATATATATCTACATGACTATAATGGTGCAAGCCAATCTTGTCACAGAACGCAGTGGACTGACAAAAAGGACGCTAGGGGTAAAGCTTTAACTAATGTAACAGGGGGGGGCAAGCAATGTCACTTGTTCAACGCTCTTACAATTGTCACATTTGGTACAGAGCTGCCTAAAATTAAAGGAGGTCACTAATGGCCTTCATTAATTTATTAGATATAATTTATCCTGCTGGAAGTTTGTATTTCTCTTTTAGTTCCGTGTCTCCTGCAAATATTATAGGAGGTACTTGGTCAAAGGTAGAAGGAAAATTCCTTTTAGGGGCTAACGATCAATTTATTTCAGGAACCGAAGGTGGAGAAGAAGAGCACGTATTGGCTAGTAATGAAGCTCCTAATATTGTAATGGTTAATTATAGCGTTAATTACGGTAGTAATTCTTGGTCTTCTTTAACAAGCAATGCTATTTGGACTAATGGAGCAATAGATGGGACACTTCCATTAAAATTAGAGGGTGCAGGACAACCACATAATAACATGCCACCTTACTTAGCTGTAAACATTTGGCGTAGAGTTAGTTAATATTCTAATATCTTTTAATACAAAAATGTATTGAAAGGATATTTTGTATTATGACTCTCAATAGAATAGCAATCGTTGGGGGGGGGCTTAGCTTAGCTAAAGCTCATATCTTCAACGATTTTAAGAAGGTGTATCGGAAATGATAGACCTAAAGTATAAAGATTCTAACGATAATTGGCAAAGTGTATTTTATCCAATTGGAAGTTTTTATTTTTCAACAATAGATACTAGTCCCGCAAGTACAGTTGGTGGAACTTGGACTAAAGTATCCGATGCTGTTATTAGAGGTACTTCTGATTCTTCTTTTGGATATGTTGGTGAAGACGAACATACTTTGACTATTGATGAAATACCTAGTCATAGTCACAATATACCTCAACTGGGATATAACGATAATAGGGGTTCTACTACAGGACATGGTACCTACTATGGGAGAAGGAACAATACTCATCCTTTTACCTCTAATGCAGGGGGGGGCAAGCGCACTCTATTGTACAGCGCTCTCTCAACTGCTTTATCTGGTACAGGACAGCTTAGAAATAAGCGAGGTGTTGTAGCATGGCTATAACACTTAGCGATATTTATATTAAAGGCTCTACTGATTGGAATGCTTATTTAGATTTAATTTACCCAATAGGTTCAATTTATATAACAACCTCTTCAACTAGTCCTGCTTCTAGTATTGGTGGTTCGTGGGCACAAATGGAGCCTGGGAATTTTCTTATGACTGCTGGTGAGACTTATAATGTTTTGTCTTCTGGGGGATCTACGTCTGTTACTCATGACCATACAGCAGAAGGATACCTTACAGCCTGTATTTCTCCTAATGCTCATGCAAGTGGTTATACTTATTACAAGCTACAAGGAACAAGTTACACCCCTAGGTGGCGAATTGGCACTTCAGGTAGTTTGGTAAGCGCTTCAGGATCCATGAGCGAAGGTGTTTATATTAATGGTAATGTTAGTAGCTATTCCATTCCAATACTTCCTAAATATATTGCTGTAAATATTTACTATAGAACTTCTTAAATCTTTGAAGATATAAATAATACAGATTATCCAAAAGAAAGGATAATCTTATGTCGAATTGGATTAACCTATTGGAAGTTGTTTATCCAATAGGCTCAATTTATCAATCTACTAAAAGCGTATCTCCTGCTTCTATCGTAGGCGGATCTTGGAAACAAATAGCTGCTAAATTTTTATTAGGCGCAGGAGAGAATTATACTTGCGGACAAATAGGTGGCGAGGAAGAACATACTTTAAGTATCAAAGAGATGCCTCGTCACTTTCATAAGGCCTCTAATAAGAACTTTGCTATTACTGCGAATAATACAGCAACGGCTCCTTCTTGGGGTGCAAGTTATAAAACAACCTCTGCTGGAAATACTGATTACGAGGGGGCAATCTCACAACAACATGCTCCCTTATTATGTCATTTATATTTGGGAGAGAGTTTCTTAGTATCCAAGGAGGTGCTAAGTAATGATCTCTAAAGATATAAACATTAAAGATGATACTGGTTGGTATACACTTCTAGATTTAGCCTATCCTATTGGTAGTATCTACTGTTCAACAAAAGCTACAAGCCCTGCTAGTTTAATGGGCGGTACATGGTCAGCAATTAGTGGTAAATTTTTATTGGGAATAAATTCAACCTATACTCTTGGAAGCACGGGCGGTGCAGCGACGCATACATTAGCTAATAGCGAAATGCCTTCACACAATCACACAATATATAACGAAGGTGGAAAAGCTGGTTGGGGAGATTCAGGCCACACGGCTGGCATTGTGTGGAATTCTAGATTAAACAGTTCCTGGAATGCTTATACGGGCGATCAGGGGGGGCAAGGCACACAACAATATGCCTCCATACCAAGCAGTTTCTATTTGGGAAAGAACAGCTTAATTTTTATTTTATAAAATTTTTTAATGGGTACTCTTTTTGTTAAGAGTACCCTTTTTCTTATATGGTCGTATTCAATGAATTTTCAAATTTTTATTTTTATACTTTATAGATTATGTGCAAAAAAGGAAAGGAGTATTGTTTAAATTGGATGCATTTTCTAGTCTTTTGACGCAATACTCCATTGAAACTATAATATTAATAGTGGTCATGTTAGGAGTAGCCACTAAATTTATTGGCGAATTAATTGAATGGTTTTATACCAAACTAAGAAAGTATTTTAACCATCAAAATGATAAAGATAAAGCTCATAGTGAAATTACAAATGGGCTTTTAGAAATAAAAGAAGTAGTTGATCAACTAATGGAGAAATCTGAAAAGTTAGATACAAGAGTTGATTGTCTAGAAAAACAAGTAGTTTTAACAACAGAAAGGCTCCAAGAGAATAGTAAAAGTTATATTATAGATAAGCATCACTATTTCTTTTATCAAGTTGGAGCCATTGATGATTTAAACCTTCAAAGTCTAGAAAGAAGATATTTATATTATAAGTCTGCGGGAGGAGACTCCTACATTGACAACTTAATGGAAGAGATAAGAGAACTTCCTAAATTAAATTTACAAAATCAAAATATAGTAAGCGCAATTCATTCTGCACGAGAGCAATGAAAGGAGAATAAATGCCCACGGAATTAAAGGCTTTTACTGTCAATATGAAATCTATGGATCAAGATATTGACGATCCTATCATTGCTGGGGCAGGTGATGCCAATGGCCGCACCTTTAGAGTAATCTTTACTCAAGAAGCTGCCGCACAATTTACAGAATATTCTAAAGTATATCTGTCCTGGAAGCATAAACAGGCGAAAATTGAAGGTTTGAATGTTTTCAAACAAGTAAATGATGACCCAATGATTTGGGAAATCCATTGGCCGCAAACTATGTTGCGAGAAGGTGATGTACTTTGTTGCATCAAGTTAGTAGATGACGTTAGTATCGTTCAGTCTACTAATTTTATTGTACACGTTCTTTCTGATCCCACTTCTGGAGAGAATTTTGTAACTAGTGACGATTATAGCATTTTTCAAACTGCAATTATTAATTTAAACTATATTTCTCAGAAGATGGTTCATCAAATGGAGGATCAGGAGAAAGAGTTTGCGGGGTGGCGTGAAGATTTTGCTTCTATGAAAGATGAAATTTCTGCTGCCACAGATAAAGCAAATGAAGCCTATGAATTGGCACAGGATGCTTTAGAACAGATTACCCAAAAAGACACAGCAACTGGTATTCTAATGACAGAATACTAAATATATATATCTATAACGCGTTATAAATCTATATTAAAGAGAGGGGAACAATGGCTGATAAAATCATCAAGTTTTATCATGGTGCTTCTTCAGGTATCCAAGGTAAAATTGACGATGGCACTATCAACGAAAGTGACATTGTAATTACATCGGATACTGATGAAATTGTGTATATTGATGAAACTAAAACTCAGAAGCCACTTGGTTCTTCCAAGAGTAAGCAAGAATGGGAAGTCCAGTTAGGTTCTGGCGGAACTGTTGGCGGCCTAAAGACTGGTGACACTATCCCAGAAGGCACAACGATGGACGAGCTGATTAAGCTTCTTACCCAGAAATCTGTTCCTGCTACATACGTTCAACCAGGCGTTACATGCCGTGTATCCACTGGTACATCCGCTGGAAGTTACGAAGTAGGAACTGAAATCAATACAACTCTTCAAGGTACATTCACTCAGAATGATGCTGGTGCTTTAACCACTATTGAGATTCTAAAGAATGGTTCTAGCATTCTATCTCAGGCTGCTTCTCCAATTACTACTGAAGCTCAGACTTTCACTCTTGGAGAAGAAACAGTATCTTTTACTGCTAAGGCTACATATGCAGACGGTCAGATTAAAAATGACAATCTTGGTCAACCCTCTCCTGATGGACAGATTAAGGCTGGCTCAAAGACTAGCTCCGCAGTAAGCTTCACAGGTAAACGCAACTTATTCTATGGCACAGGTGTTGGAACTGCTCCTACTGTAACTTCTGAACTGGTTCGTGGATTATCTAACAAGCAGCTTGGTCCTTCCAACGGCACTTCTTTCAACATCAACGTAGCTGCTGGGCAGCAATATGTTGTAATTGCATATCCTGCTACGCTTCGCAAGATTACCAAATGCTTCTATGTTGGACAGAATACTGACCTTGCTGAGAACTTTACTGAACAGACTATTTCAGTTCAGGGCGCGAATGGAGCTGCTGGTGCAGATTATCGCGTCCTTGTTTATCAGATGGCTGTCCCTGCCGCCGCAAGCATGACTCTACAGGTACAGATTTAAGGAAAGGGAGGTAAAGTACAATGGCTATTCCTAGCAACCAACTTGTAGTTGCCGCTAAAGTATACAGCCGTGGTGTCGCTCTCCCACTTGACGCTTCTTCTGTATACGAGTCTCTTAGTGATGCACAATCTTATGCGAAAAATCCTATTGCTTATGCTGGTCAAGTAATCACTGTTAAAGAGGGTGATGCTTATAATGCTTATATCCTCAATGGTGAAGCTGGTTCTTATACTCTAAGCAAGGTAGGCGTTGACGCTTCTGCTATCAAGAACTATGTTCAAGTAGTAACAGAACTTCCTTCTACTGGACAAGAGCAAGGCGTAATCTATATCAACACTACAGATTCTAAGGGTTATATCTATAATGGTTCTGAGTTTGTAGTTGTCTTTGAAGATGTTACTAATGAAGAGGGCGAATCTCTCCAAGAGCAGTTAGATAATATTGAGACTACACTTGCGGAAAAAGCTCCTGTAAATAACCCAGTCTTTACTGGCACAGTAACACTTCCTGCAGATCCGTCTGGGAATATGGAAGCTGCTACAAAGCAGTATGTTGATCGTCTAGTTTCTGGACTAAATGATTTTACAGTTGGTGTTGTTGATTCTTCTACTCCATTACCTGCTACTGATTATAAAGTGGGCCAGACATTCCGTGTTGCAGAGGCTGGTACGTATGCGGGACAGGATTGTGAAGTTGGCGATCTAATCATTGTTATCTCCGATTACGCTGACTCTCAGAAAGATTCTGACTTCCTAGTTGTCCAGGCTAATGTTGATGGCGCTGTAACTGGTCCTGATGCTTCCACAGATGCTAATATCGTAGTATTTGATGGTATTACTGGTAAGAAAATTAAAGATTCTAGCGTAACAATTGCTAGTGTTTCTGATGCTATTGCTAAGGCTCACGAGCATACTAATAAAACGATTTTAGATTCTTTTACATCTACTCAGACCGAGATTGAAGCTGCGTATAAACAGTATGCGGACCAGAAGGTTACTGCACTCGGAGACGTTGTTACAAACGAAGAACTAACGACTGCTCTTGAAGATTACTATACCAAGACAGATGTTGATGGTCTATTAAGTCCAATCACAACCAATTTAAACACTAAGGTTAGCACAACTGAATTAGACACTAAGATTGGTGATTTAGGTGAATTTGAAACTGTAAAGGATTATGTCGATACTGCTGTTGGCTCTGGCGGTGCGGATGTAGCTGAAGAAATTGCGGAAGCTCTCACGCAAGCTAAAGCATACACAGACGAGAGACTTACAATAACAGAATTTTAATTAAGGAGTCTAAGAATATGGCTATCGTGAAAGCGTATAATACGTTACAATCAAAGCTCTCACAGTTGCCTATATCAGATGGTAATCTTATCTTTGTAACTGACACACACACCATTTACTTAGATATTAATGGGACAAGATTAGGATATACTGATATTACAGTCTTGTCCCAAGAGTCAGATAGAACATCTATCTTAGCTCCTGTTGAGGGTTTCTACTATGTAGAAGAAACTGATATATTTTGGAGATATAAGGAGGGTTGGAAACAGATTACTCCTGATAATCTCAACCCTCTATTCTTTGGAGCATATAAAGATTTTCCACCCACAGGAAAAGATAATGTTCTATATATCTCTGATGATGCAACTTATAAGTGGGATTCTTTGACTTCTCAATATATATGTATTGCTAATAAAACTGAATGGAATACTTTTTAGGAGACAAAATGGGCGAAAAACTAGTCTATAAAGAAGGAGATAAGGTTGGTCCTTATGGCATTATTTTTGTCAAGGAACGTCCCGATATTCCAAAAAGAAGACAGGCAGAGTTTATTTGCCCATTTTGTAATAAGCATTTTACAGCCTGTTTATATAATGTAAAATCTGGAAATACTAAAAAATGTCGAGACTGTGGACGGAAAACTCAAGCTGAAAAACAAACAGCTGATTTGACTGGTAAACAATTTACTTATTTGACTGTCCTTAGACAGTCGAATAAACGACGAAACAATAAAATTCTTTGGGAATGCGAGTGTGCTTGTGGAAAACATACATTAGTTACTTCTCAAGATTTATTGTCTGAAGTTTCTAGGTCATGCGGGTGCAAATCTTCAGAATTAAATAGAAAAACTAAACAGAAAGATTTTGCAGGGCAACGATTTGGATATTGGACAGCCATTGCACCTTGCGAAGATAGAGATAAATATGGTAGACAGCCATATTGGTATTTTAGATGTGAGAATTGTGGACAAATCAAAAAAGTAATAAAAAGCAATGTTACTTTTGGTGGAAGCAAATCTTGTGGATGTATTCAAAGTCATGGTGAACAAAAGATTATAGAGATTCTAAATGCTTTGGATATAAAATTTGAAACTGAAAAAGCTTTTGATGCTTGTCGCAATCCAAAAACAAATACCCTTTTACGTTTTGATTTCTATTTACAAGATTACAATGTCCTAATTGAATATGATGGAAAGCAACACTTTGCAGTGCCAAATTCTGGATGGAGTAATCTTGGAAGTTTAGAAGAGTTACAATTTAGAGATAATTATAAAAATGAATGGGCCGAGAAGAATGGCTTCAATCTAATTAGAATTCCATATACAGATTTTGAAAAATTAGATGAAAAATATTTATTAGAAAAATTGTCTAATAGAAAGGAATTTACTAAATGGCATTAGTAAAGTTCAAGTATGGTGAGTTAGCTTCCTTCCTTTCTCTTGAACCTAAAGACCCCGATACCTTATATGTAATTACCGATGCGAAGCAATTATATAAGGGCGATATTTGTCTATCCGGGGGTATTTATAAAACGGTTACAGAGTTTCCTGTAAGTGGAGAAGTAAACACTCTCTATGTAAATACTGCAACTGGTCAAGTTTCTTACTGGAACGGTACTGGTTATCAAACCGTAGTTCCTGCTACTGGAAAGACAATCTCTGGCGCAGGTAGTCATGACCAACTAGCTACTACAAAGGCTGTAGTTGATTATGTCACAGCCCAGGTAGCTGACTTAGACGTTGCTACTCTTGAAGGCCGTGTAGGTACTCTCGAAGGAGAGATGGACACTGTTCAGGGACAAATCACAACAATTAATGGTGAGGGCGAAGGCTCTATCAAGAAGGCTCTCTCTGATGCTAAGGCTTATACTGATACAGAAGTTGCTAAGAAAGCTAATGCCCAGCACACTCATGTAATTGCAGATGTAACTAATTTACAAACCACTCTTGATGGTAAGGCTAATAAAGCTACAACTCTTGCGGGCTATGGTATCTCTGACGCTTATACTAAGGGCGAAACTGATTCTAAGATTGCTGAAGCAATTGCTGCTACACCGCACCTAAAGCGTGAGATTGTTGAGGAACTTCCTGCAGTGGGTAGCGCTAACGCTAACACTATTTATATGGTTCCTACTGATGGTTCTATTTCTGATCCAGGTGAGGAAACTTCTCATTACAATGAGTATATGCTTATCAATGGAGCATTTGAACTAATCGGTACTTCTCAAGTAGACCTAAGCGGTTATGCTACTGAGACTTTTGTAACCAATGCTATTAACGCTCTCGATACTGCTGATGCTGCTGTTGAGAATCAGTACGTTTCTCAGGTAGTCCAGACTGACGGCAAAATTGCTGTTACTCGTGTAGCACTTCCTGTTACTTCTGTAACTGAAGGTTCTGCTAACGGTACAATCGCAGTAAATGGTGCTGACGTAAATGTACACGGTTTAGGATCTGCTGCTTACACAGATGCTGCAGACTATGAAGCTGCTGGTGCTGCGGCTGCTGCTGTTGCTGCTTTGGATGTAGAAGACACAGCAGTTGATAATCAGTATGTTAGCGCTGTCTCTCAGACAGATGGTAAGATTGTTGTTTCCCGCAAACAGCTTCCTGCTAAGCCTGTAATTGCCACTGGTACTGCTAATGGTACAATCGCCGTTGATAATGTAGATGTGGCTGTAAAGGGTCTTGGAAGTGCTGCTTATACAGAAGCAAATGCTTATGCTACTGCAGCTCAAGGTACAAAAGCAGACTCTTGTTACTCTAGTCTCACTTGGGGTACTATTTAGATAACTTGGGGCACAAAATATAATTACCCTTCTTGAATTTTTTATAAATAATAGCAGACGCTTTATAAATAACAAAGGAGGGTAATGTGAAATTTGAAGAATTGCCTGAAGAAATTCCTATCGGTCGCGCGAAAGACTTAACAGGGAAAACTTTTAATTATCTAACTGCTTTGTTTAGAGTTAGTAAAGAAAACAAAAAAGTCGCCAAGCGCTTTGGGCTTGTAAATGTAAATGTGGAGAATATACTGTGGTTAGTGCTTCCCACTTACAAGATGGGCATACCAAGTCCTGTGGATGCTTAGACCATCCTAATTTGCTTGGAAAAATATTCGACTGTTTAACTGTTATTGATAGACAGAGCGACAATGGAGCAATTTGGATTTGTAGATGTAAATGCGGGAAAAATACTAAGGTTAGAACCAAAGATTTGCTTTCTGGACACAGTAAATCCTGTGGCTGCATGCAAAGTGAAATGTGGCGTTTAGAGCTTATCGGACAAAAATTTGGAAAACTTACAGCTTTATACGCTACCGATAAAGTAAATGGAACTTCTATTGTCTGGCATTGTATATGCGATTGTGGTAATGAAGTTGATGTGCCCAGGCATAGATTGGTTTCAGGAAATACAAAATCTTGCGGGTGTTTAAAATCTCAAGGAGAATTTAAAATATTAAATATATTGCAAAGCTTGAAAATTGATTATATCAAAGAATATAGTTTTCAAGATTGTATTTTTCCAGATTCAAAAACATTAGCAAGATTTGATTTTTATCTTCCTGATTACAATTGTTGTATTGAATATGACGGCAAGCAGCATTTTAAGTCAGAAAATCATGGGTGGAACACTCAAGAGCATCTTGAAAAGACGCAATACCGAGACAATATTAAAAATGAGTACTGCAAAAATAATAATGTTCCATTGATTAGAATTCCTTATTGGGACTTAGAAAAAATAAATTCAGAGTATATTCTTCAAAAACTACAGTTAACTGAATAAAATAGGCGGGAGATAGGTTTTGGAAGTTTTTAAAACAGACTTCCGCCTTCTCCCTTTTCTTAGAGGGAGAAAATACGAATGGCATTATTCAAACCTTATAAAATAACTAGTGATAAATTAGAAGACCTTGCTATCAAAGAGGGTCAATTAATTGTCACTACTGATACAAAAAAGCTTTATGTAGACGTAAGTGCTACTGAACGCATAGAAGTAGCTGCGGATGCAGAAGTTGATTTAAGTGATTATGTTACTACGAGTATTTTAACTTCTACTATTGGAGAAGAAGCATCTGCACGTCAAAAACAAGACCAATTGCTTGAGCAAGCTATTGATGATAAAGTAGGCGCTGACGATATTGTAGCTGGTAGCAATATTCAAGTTAACCATGACGATGTATCTGGGCATATTACAATTTCTGCTACCGATACTAATACTAATACTACATATACACTGTCCAAGAGCGGTTCTACAATTACGCTATCTGGTAGTGACGGTAGTTCAACAAGCGTCACTGATGCTAATACCACCTATTCTCTTGGGAGTTTTGGTGTAACTGCTAGCGCAGCCGAGCTTAACAAACTAGATGGTGTAACTACCACCGCTACTGAATTAAATTACGTAGATGGAGTAACTTCTAATATTCAGACCCAGCTAAATGGAAAGGCTGCAACTAATCATACTCATAGTTACTTACCTTTATCTGGTGGGACTTTAACAGGAACTCTTAATTCTAGAGCTATTGCTCCAACAGCGACCAATACCTATTCTCTTGGGACAAGTTCTTTAAAGTATAAGGCAGTGTATGCTACGACTTTCTATGGCTCTTTGTCTGGCAACGCTTCTAGCGCTACAAAGCTAGGAAGTTCAACTGTTGGTTCTAGTGTTAAGCCTATATACTTAAACAATGGCACCGCAACCGCGAGTTCTAGTACAGTAGGCTCTGCTACTAGACCAGTCTATCTAAACAATGGCACTATTACTCAAGGAACTTATACTTTAGGGGCAGCTTGCGAAAAAGGGGTAGATACTTCTATTTCTACAGGATCTACTTCTACAAACCTTCCTACTTCAAAAGCTGTTGCAGCTTTAGTTGCTTCTAGTGGTGGAGGGCAAGAAATAGCAATACAATCTACTGAACCAACAGATAGTAATATCAAGCTATGGATTAAAATATAACAAATTTTTAATGGGCAATTTTCTATTATAGATTTTTGCCCATTTTTATTATATTATAGATTTTTTAAGATAATAATATTTTTAGGAGGTGCTTCGCTTGGCTTTAGGTGGGAATTATGGTAATAGCGCAGGCACTGCAAGTTCAAAATTTAGAGCCTATATTGAAATTGGTATTTCGGACCAAACAGCTACTCAGTATAGGCTGAGACATAAATTTTCTATTAGAGTAGATACTGGCAATTTTAATGGAGTTACTGCACATAAATCTTGGGGAGGAACAGTTCGCTTATATGGTGCTGGATGGTATGGTGACTCAGGATGGATTGATGATGGTTGGAAAAGTTCAGGACAAGGTGTAAGTCTAAGCTGTAATGCTTACTATACAGGAGGTTCTGGAAGAACTTATCGTTCATCTTGTTCCGCAAGCTATACTGTTCCACAACTTCAACAGATTCCAAATCTTCCTACTAGCATTTCAATAAACGAAGCAGGAACCGCTACTTGGGCTTTTACCACCGCGTCAAACAAGCCCGTTACAGATCAACAAATTGCCTTAGAAATAAATGACGAATGGCAATCTGCAATAGCAATTTCTAATGGCACCACTAAATCTTACTCTTTTGGAGAGTTAGAAGATAATAGTCGTTATAGAGCTAGGGTTCGTTTGCATAACAGCTCTGGATGGACAGATTATAAAACTTCTGAATATCTGTATACTACTCCACTAAGTCCTACTTGTTCTGGACAGAGAATTGATAATACGGCTTATTTATCAGTTACAAATGGAGCAAGCATAAATTATGTAGATTCTTATGAGTGGAAAATTAATTCTAACGGAACTTGGGAAGATCTTGATCCTACAACAGAAGAGAACACACAAATTCAATTATCGAATTATGGAGAAACTATTCAGGCACAATGTAGAGTTAAGAACTTAGATAGCCAATATTCTGATTGGGTAACTTTTGAAGTAGAACCGTTAGCAAGATTATTTGTCAGACTTCCTGATAATATTGAAGTAATAGAACCTGTTTCTGGATATAATCGAATTAAAGAGATTTCTTGGACTCCCACTAATGGGACGAAACAAGTTTTACCTTTTCATTATAGTGCAGATTATACTTATGCTATTTTAGATTCTTCAATCTCTTTTAATAAAACAGGTGGAATTTTAAGAGTAGATTATTATATTTATTCATATACAAATAATGCTTTAAAGATAGAAATTTTGGATGGTGCTACGACAAATCCTATTGGCTGTTCAATTTATCAGGAATTTGAAGGAGATTCTTTAGGAAGTTCTGAACATAGTAGTTCTTTTTCTGTAAACAGCGGACTTCAAACAACCACCTATGAATCTAATCTTGTAGCTGATTTAGGACTAAAAGAAGGTAGCGAAACTGCTTGCATCTGGGATTTTTCATCTACTGGAGAAGGAAGAGAATGTGTAATTTCTCAACTTCAAATCCAAGGAACTTTAGCATCCAGTAAAATGCCAGATATTCAAGTTTTTATCCAAGACCCTAATTCATAAAGAGTTAAAAGGAGACATATGAGAATTTTAGACGAAAAAGATCAAGAGATTTCTGAAGATCAGATTGACTATGACAAAGGTTACTTACAAGGTGATAAAATCTTTGTAAAACATCATGAAGAAATTTTAGCAAAAGATGAAGTTTGGCACTATGCTGTAAAAACTTTCTACTTCACAGATGGTTCTTCTTATAATGTAACTGGCGAAGACGATCCTCATATCAAAAAAATTAAACCTGATCAGGGGAAATTTGGATATATTAACCAAGAGGGAGAAGAGCCAAAAGAAGTAAAAGGTATTGACCTTCAACAAGTTGTAGATGCTGAACGTCAAGAGGGCAAAGAAGCTTGGGACGAATATGAAGATATTCAACGCTATATTCTTTATACTGAAGAAGAGTTAGCAGAAAATCAAGAGAAAAAAGAACAACAAGAAAAGCGAGAGAGCTTCTTATCTACTGGCCCAGATCGTCTTGACAATGCAGAACTGGATATTACAGATCTTGCTGTAACTGTAGCAGACCTCTTTATTGGTCTTTAAAATTTTGATATAGGAAGGATTTTTCACAATGGAAGTTTCTGAAAGCATGTATCGTGTATTAAAACTTGCGGCTCAAACTAAAATTAAGCGTGGCGAAGATGGTTATGCAGTGCTTGAATCTTATGCCGCAAAGGTATCTTCTAATCAGCTTGAGCGCATGACTCAAGAGCTTATTGAAGAAGATTATTTACAGTAAGGAAAGAAGGTAGCTTATAAATGGACTTTAGTTTTGTAGTAGAATATATTTCCCCTATTATTTTAGTTGCTTGTCTTATCGTTGGCTATGTTATTAAACACGCCATTCCTAATGAGACAATCAATCGTTATATCCCTTTAATTTTAGCTGTGTTAGGTATCGTTTTGAACGTCTGGGCTTGCATGGGTATCAGCCTTGAAATTGCGGTAACTGGTGCAATGTCTGGTTTAGCCTCTACTGGTTTATATGAATTATTTGCACAGTTAATTGAGAAAGGCTTTACTGATAAGGCTGAAGTTACAGAACCCACTGAAGAGTAAGGGGATTTAATTATGGCTGAAGAAAATGAAGAACAATTAGTAAAAGAAATGCCAAGTAACGAAGCTACAGATTCTGAGATTCCTTCTCAAGAGCCTGTAGCGCAAACAGGAGATGATGAATAGTGGCAACTGCTCAACAAATGGTAGATAAGGCCGCTTCTCAGATTGGTTATACTGAAAGTCCAAGCGGCTCTAATCACACAAAGTATGGTGCTTGGTATGGCTTAGATTATAATCCTTGGTGCGATATGTTTGTATCTTGGTGTGCAGATCAGATTGGTGCTGGTAATGTAGTTGGTAAGTACGCATATTGCCCAAGTCATGTAAATTATTTTAAGAACAAAGGACAGTGGCTCGATCGTGAAGAAAAACCACGCCCAGGCGATATTGTCTTTTTCAGCAATGGTTCTCGTGCTTGCCACGTAGGTATTGTTGAACGCCGCAATGGCACTTCGAGTGTAACAACTATTGAAGGCAACACCTCTGTTACCTCTAACGACAATGGTGGGGCTGTTATGCGCCGCACACGCACATACGGGAAAGTTGGTTCTAGCTGGTATATTTTAGGCTTTGGTCGTCCTAATTATGATGGAGCTTCTGGCACAGTAACTAGTGGTGGTACTTCTAGCTCTGGCAGCTCTAGCTCTTCTAATTTTAAGAATGGAACTTATACTATTACAGCTTCTGAACTCTGTGTCCGCACAGGTCCAGGTACTAATTATCGTGTAAAGAAGCATTCTGAGCTTACCGCAGATGGTAAAAAGCATGACTCTGACAGAGACGGCGCTCTTGCTCGCGGTACTCGTGTAACAGTATCTGAAACTCGCAAAGTAGGAAATGATGTTTGGGGCAAGATCCCATCAGGTTGGATTGCTCTCTATTACCAGGGTAATACTTATGCTACTCTTGGAAGCTCTTCTGGTGGTAGCAGCTCAAGTAGCTCTGTAGGTTCTTATCCAAATAGAACTTATACCATTACTGCTTCTGCTTTAAATGTTCGTACTGGCGCTGGTACAGGCTATGCTAAGAAATCCAAGAGTCAGTTAACAGCAGATGGTAGGAAACATGCTAATGCGAATGGTGCACTTTTAAAGGGTACTCGCGTTACTGTATCTCAGACTAAGGTTGTTGGCAATGATGTTTGGGGTAAAATTCCTAGTGGTTGGATTTGCTTAGAAGAGAACGGAAAATCTTACGTTTCTTAAATAAAAAAAAATAAAAGGGTATCCTTAACTGGATACCCTCTTTTTTTTATGCTCTTTTACAGATCCAATGCATCCTTTAAACTCAATGTAAACATACTTTTATTAGATTCAAATAAATCTTTTTCATCTGAGATGTAATTGATGTCTAATATATAATCAAAAAGATGTTTATAGTAATTCTTTAGGATATTGTAAGAGAGCTTATTAATGTTGTCAGCATCTAAATAATCTCCTAAAATACCTTTGATAAAAGAGTTTAACTCTGCTTGTTCAATGTAATATTTTTTTTCATTTTTTTCGATCTGAATTTGAGTCACAAGTGAAGCAAAGGTATATGGAAGATTGTGGCTTAAGCAATAATAGCAACATTTATCTTCATGTTCTTCTTCTTTAATAACAGCTTTAATCAAAGTTGTTAACGATTCCTGGTCAGGAGCGTCAACGCACTCTAAATAAAAAGTAACATCAATTTGTTCTAAAATATTTGTAAATGAAAAAGTTTTTTCATACGATAATGATAAGTTCATAACATAATTTCTTTCTCTTTAAAAGGCACTTTTATTTTGTTCTTTTTCAATAATTCCTGCGTATCCAAGAGTAATAGCATCAGCTTCATCAGATGTTACTTCGATATTTAACTTATCTTTCACAAATTGGATAGCAGCTTCTTTTTGTTCTTCTCTCTTTTTGCCAAAGGATGCTCCGCACTTTTCTTTTATAATCTTTCGCCAATGGGAAGGAGCTAGAACAGAAAATTTAATATCATTAAAATAACACCAAAGAATAATTGCAGCTTGTATGTATGCGAGCTTTTTATAAGTTTCATTGTTATGTTGATTTTGAATATCTTCAAAGAAAATATAATTTGGCTCAAACTTATTTTTCAATTCGTTTAACTCTTGCCAAAATTGAGCTAATCTTTGCTCCATTGGAAGGCTGCTTTTGATAGAAAAAGTGCCATATTCTTTAACTGTCTTATCATCAAAAACAGCCCATCCTGTTACTCGTGCGGCCTGGTCCAAACTAAGATAAATCATATTAAGCTCCTGTTGAACCTAAACCACCACGTTTCTCATTTCCTAGATCTTCAACCTCTTCAAATTCAATATCAGGTTGAATCTTTTGGATGCGGAATTGGCACAAACGAGTTCCTTTTGGAATAGTAATATCTCGTGTAGCAAAAACTGGCATCATCCAAATATCATCATTGCTGCAAAATGTGGAGTCGATTATCCCAATTGAATTGGTTTGAAGCAGCCCCCATCGCTTAAAAGTAGAAGATCGTGGAGCAAGAATAGCTTCATATCCTTCTGGTAACTGACAAGAAAAACCAAGATTAATATAAGCACGCTCTCCTTCATGAAGAGTTACATCTTCATAATCAAAACAATCAATCCAATCTCCTTTTTCAACTTTTTCCATTCGAGCTGCTCCAGGAAGATATTTAATCTTAATAGTTTCTGCCAATATTACCAACCCTCTCCATCTTCTCGCTCTTCAATAATATCTGTTAATACCTCTGACTTATCATAAGAAACATTTGAATAGGGATTATCAGGTTCTTTTGGATCATTAAATACGAATGAAACTTTACAGATAAAATATTCGTCAAGAATCTCTCCACCCTTTTTAACTTCCTTTTTAGTCCAAGAGAAATTAGTGAGAGTATAACCACCCTCTTCTGCTTCCTTTTGAGCATTCTTATGAAAAGACTCTACTTCTTCCATTGTTTCTACACGATATTCATTTGTTGATTTAGTAAGCCAATTAATCATTACGCAATCCTTGTCTTAATGGTAGTTTCCTGTTCTGTCTGAATCATGAGTGGAGCAATGTAATCTTGCGGACCTACGAATAAAATTTCTTCTACCTTATCTCCACTGGTCTTTTCATATTCAGTAATAGCCTCTTTTGCTGTTACTGCAATTTCAGGCCCCCAACACATGTATGATTTATTTTCTTCATTTTCTTCTAAAGGCTTATTATCTTCAATAAATAACATTTTTGCCGCATCGTGCGGGAAAGCTACAATAACTAACTTAGCCAATTTCTACAACCCCCCAATCATAATTAAACAAGTAATACATTTCCATTTCACCTAAAGAATTTTTAACCCAACATTCATAAGCATTTTCCGCATGAACATATACAATATCAACAATCTGCCCTCGAAATTGAAGAGTTTTCTTTAATTCCTCTACGCCTTTGGAGTAATTAGGCTCATTGAATCGAAATACTGTATAATAAGAGATTTCTTTGCACATAAGTATGAAATACTTATCTTTAGCAAAAGTAGAAAACCATCCACCAATGCTAACTAACTTTTTATTCAGATCTTCATCTGATAGAGGCTTCATTTGAGCGTATAGTTGTTTGTGCATGTCATAATTATTCAACTCCATTTTAGGAGCATCATCGAGTATAATCTTTTTCTTCGCGGTCATATAATACCTTTCTATTTCTTATTACTATTATATTATATCATTTTAATTTTATTTTGTCAAATAAAAAAAAGGGAGAACCAATCAAGGTTCTCCCGCATTTTTTTTATTCTTCGTTAAATAGAACTATTTTACCGCAATCGTTAGTTCTTTTCATGTCGATCACTCGTTGATTTGTCGAACCAGCAAAGGGGTATGTTAAATCCTTTTTATCCTCTTGGAATTGGCCATCAACTAAAACATCAACATTTTTCAAGATAATAGAAAGCGAATTTTTATCTGAGCCAGGAACATTTGGGCGCATTAGAGGTTCTAGACTTTCATATGTAAATCCTGTATACAACCAAATTTTTATATTTGGTTGTTCTATTTTTATGCTAACCAGCAAATCTGCTAAATCCAGCCAGTTACGTTCTTCTAATGGTTCGCCACCTTGAATTGTAAAATGTTTAATATATTTTGGTTCAAGCAGCTTTAAAATAGTTTCTTTTGTTTCTTCTGTATATTCTTTCCCGCCATTAAAGTCCCAGGTTTCAGGATTGAAACAATTATGGCAATGGAAATGGCAACCCTGGGCATAGAGTGTTGCACCCCAGCCCAAGCCATTGCGACATTCGATTTTATCTATTGAGGCGTATCTCATACCAATTCAACCTTACTTGATTTGCTTCGCATATTTGTCTCTTGCTGTTTTCCTAGATTGAAAGCTGTTGTATAGTTCCCTGTAAGGTATCCTGTAACTCTGCGAAGTTGTTGAATATTGTTACTTCCACAAATAGGGCAAGTGTTATCAAATTCATCACAAAATCCACAATCTAAACAAGTATCATTAGGAACATTAACCGCGAAATATGGAATGTCTTTATCCATCGCATAATTTACAAGCTCTTCTAATGCTTCTATATTATGTTTAGTAGTAGAGTCTAATTCAACATAAGTAATGCATCCAGCATTACTATATCCTGTAAGCTGAGACTCAATATCAATTTTTTCAAAAGGTGAAATATTTATCCAAACAGGAACATGAATGCTATTAGTAAAATAGTCATTTTCTGATACGTTAGGAATAATACCATATTTAGCCTTAAAAGCTTTCATAGCTTTATAACACAGGTTTTCTGCAGGAGTATAGTAAACACCAAAGTTTAGCTTATATTGTTCTTTGAATTCTTTACATCTTGTATTGAAAAGTTGCTCAATTCTTTTTGCAAGTTTCATGCCTTTTTCTTGTGTATGATCACAATCAACTAGAAGTTGAAGAGTTTCCGCAAGACCTAACTGCCAAAGTACCCTCGGTTTCCCGATATTTATTAGGGGAGTAGACTATTCATTCACGCTACTAAAAATTGGAATGTTATGTTCTTTATTTTGTCTTAATGGAAACTTATAGCAAGAATTCTGTTTTCTATAATTACGACCAGTGTTAATTGCAGTTATTGTTGACTTTGATACATTAAATCTTTGAGAGATTTCTTCCATAGAGAGGTTAGTAAAAAACAATGAATCTAATATTTGATTTAATTGATATTGAGAGAATATTTTATTGCTTGGATTTCTATATTCTTTTTTTCTAATAGGGAAGGACTCGTTTAATTCCTTGCAAATTTTATGTTTTCCTCTATTAATAGATCCAACGGTATATCCTGGAAGCCCTAACAGATTCCCAATTTCATCTGCTGACATATCGTTTTTCTTTAATAGCTGAACGACTTGTTTAGCAAGATTAATAGATACCTTAGCATGTGTTACCGTTTTTCTAATAGGGATTTCAAAATTATTTTGAGAAAACCAACTAATTCTTTTCCCTCTGTTTATATCTGCTACTAAATTAAAATCAGTATTTGTTTTTACTGCAATTTCTTCAAAAGTTAAATCAGTATTTTTTAATAAATCAACAATTTCTTGATAGTCTTGTTCACCATATTTCTCTGAGCAACGATTTTTTCTAATTGGATATTCTATATCTCCTCTTGGAAATGTTTTTCCCGTATTAATTTCACTGATAGTATAAATAGTATATCCTGTTTTTTCACCAATTTCTTTAAGGCTTAAATTTGTATTTTGTAACAAAGAAATAATTTTATTTCTATCTTCCTCTGAAAAATAAGTTTTGTTATCTCCACCGCGATTCAAATTATATCCAGAGTGAAAAGTATCATATTTACTTATATAATATTCTTCTTTTTTATTTAATTCGTCAAGATCGTATATACCATCCTCTAAAACTTCTAAAGTAAAGTTTTCTTTTCCATATTTAGCCAAGGCTCGATCAAAATAGGTTTCATGTTGACTTAAATGTTGCCAGTGTCTTATTTTCAATGGTCTGATTGTTTGTCCTATGTATCTTTTTCCGTTAATTTTGTTTGTATACATATAAATACAACCCATCTTATTTATTTCACCCCCTTTTTTCTTATAAAAATCTAAATGAGATATGTGTTTTAGTAGCGTGTCGAGATTATAGTCGTTGAACCTTCCGCTTTATGCGGCTTGGCTGCGAGTTGCCATCATATCTTTATGAGAAGGTGTTCTCGCAATTTACTCGATTTATACTGAGCCGGTTTAGTAAAGTTAACCCAGTGCCAAAGTGCCATGTTTTAGAGCACTTCTAATTCCTTCTTCTGGGATATATCCTTCCATTGTGCCGTTCTCGTACATAAATTTAGCGGCCTCTGGAGATTGAGAGCAAATATATTCAAATCGTTCAAGGAGCATATCCTTTGCTTCATGAATCTTTTTATCCAATAGAGTCATGAATTTTTCTACGTCTCTATCTGCTTCCATTGCTAGGGTTGGCATAATAATTGTAACAGGGCAAATATTGCCACGACCGTCTTTTCTTTGACCCATACCATTTATATCATAACCGTTGTAGGTTCTACACGTTTTATCCGCAGTCGCCTGCGGCACAGACTATATCTTCTATCCCTTTGGGATAGCCTTCCGCTTCGAGCTAGTGCCTATCTCTAGCCCTACATTAGGTTAAAAATCATCTTTCAATTTATTGTCTTTAAAACAATCAAATTGTGGAATATATTGTTTTATTTTATGAATAAATTTTCTAGCCTCTTTGGTTCCACATCTCAGTCTATATTTATTTTTATCTTTGCAGATATTCATTTTTGCATTAGTTAGTTCATAAATTCTATCTGCTACTCTTTTACATTCTTCATAAGAAGCATACAAGCTAATAATAAGAGTATAAGCGTGAATTTTTCCATTATGTTTTTTAGGAGTTAAGCTTCCATCATCACAATATAAAATAGCTAATCCGAACTCATCTATATTTTCTACAATTTCTTTAGAAAAAAATTTATGTCCCATTACTCCATAAAGTTTTCGTCTAATTTCTTTTCCTTGGTCGCGATTATTAAAAGTTCCTTTTCGAAAAATATAGCTGTCATACCCATTATTATTTTTATATCTAATTCTTTTTTCAGCATTGAAAAGTTTTGCTTTGTACTCTAGATATTCTTTTTGCTTTGCACAATGTAAAATTTCTAAAGTTCCATCTGAACTTAAATGACCATCACCTAAACAACAAGCTAATAAAATTTTATTCATTTTAACCTTCTTCACACATAATAGTGTAATTCATCATGTAGTCGTTACACTTTATTCTAAAATTTTTGTAATTTCATACCTATCTTTGTAAATAAAAGTATTTTCTTTCTTATAAGCTTTTGAACTAAAACTTCTAGGATTTTGATTAAAAAATCTTTCAGCTTCTGCATAACTTGGAAATTCTTTTTCTGAATTTGTTTGTAAATCTTTAACTTTAATCTTCTTTGCTCTTTTTATTTGTTTATAAGGAGTATATTCAGAATTGTAACTATCTTCTTCGTAAGCAATAGCCCATTTTCCATTATACAAGCTTTTTATACGACCTAAACATCTCCTTGAAATAAATTGATGATTATTCTGATTGAAGAATTTCATCATATCTGCTTGAGAATCAAAATGATATTCCTCTAAAGTCTCCATGTTTTTACATTTTACTTTAGTTGAATTAGGATTATTCCCGCCTAGTTTTGTTTCTCTAATTTTATTTCCAATTTGTTTTAGTTCTTCTTGAGTTTTACTTTTATAAGTATTTCCTCCACATTTATCAATAGCGTCTGTTTCATTGTATCCATTATTCACTGAATTATAATGTAAAATCCAATAATGTTCTTTTTCTGTTAGTTCTTCTTGAGATTGTGCAGAATCTATAGTTTCTACGATAAAAGATTCTATTGGGTATTTTCTCAACGCTCTTGCAAAATGTGTATCAAGCCTATTGGACAAAGCATCATTTTTATGTCTTGACCATCTTGCTTGGACAGTCCCAGTAGTCTGCCCTATATAAGCTTTATTATTTATAGTGTTTGTAATTTTATAGATATACATAAGCTGAACCTTTCTAACAACTCTCTATATTATATCAAAATTACAAGAGGTTGTCAATAAAGTTCTGCCAAAAAATTTTAGAATCTTAGCACGGCCTCAACTCAGAGAGTCCTAGCCGTTAGCTTTGAACTTTTGTTCAAAACACCCTCGGGCGAGGTTCAAAAGGTTTTACATGAGCTAGTAGTATTACAAACCCATGGTAGCAGTGTATGTACACGGGTCGTCAGGGTCATACCCCTCATTAACAGACCAATCTACATTCACATAGTTGGGATAAAGTCTCTGTGCTGTAGACTTTAAAGCCAATCTAAACAAATCATAATTGAGATCTTCGGGTTTCCTATTTACGCCCTTCATACATTGGAAAATTCCGCATGGGAAGATAGAAGTTTTATGAAGTTTGCCAAGACCTTCAATAGACACTTCAAGCAATGCTTTTGTTACCATTCTTCCTTCTGGAAGAGTGCATGTGCCATAGTTAATACTAGTGAACGGCAATTGGTTTCCGCTTCGTGATTGTAATGTATTACATTAATATTCGATAAAGTTCGCTAAGCTTTATCCGTTCTCTTATGAACTGCTTTATGTCGCCATAAAGATTAGACCATATCTTCACCCTTAAACCAAGGGGGCTACCATTTCGAATCGCTTGATTCTACTCCACGTTTTATGTGGATGGTCGTTAGGCATTTATTGTATCGTTATAATAACTCAAATGATAACCTTTTAAAGTTTTCCCTCTACCGTTACAAAGCTTAGAAATATTTGAAGCAGGAATTCCTAATTGTCTTCCGCACTCTTGTACTGATTCAAAAACAGTATCTAATTCTAAACAATACACTGGTTTTTTATTTGGATAATTTTTAGATAATTTTTTCTTCTTCTCTTCTGAACAAGGAACATGTCTCTTTTTTGCAGATTCAGAAAGTTTCTTTTTATGATCTTCGGTGAATTTTCTACCTTTTTGAGATTGACTTATTTTTAATCTTTTCTCTTTAGAACAAGGATGCCCAAAACTATTTTTATTTCCTAAAAGACTTTTAGAAATTTTCTGTTTAGTTTCTTCGTTCATGATAAAAGTTTCTCCACCAGAAGTAGAGTTATATCCAAATTCTCTATCCATTGAGTTAAAGCTCTTTATTAGCTCTTGTTTTTTTTTACAAGCTTCTTCTTTTGTTAAGTTTGTATATAAAATATTATGTTCAAAATTATCCCAGCCATATTTTTGAATAGCATTATAAAAATATGGACTAGATTTATAATTACAACCATTAGAACCCCATCTTTCTTCTGGTGTTCTAGAGGTAATTCCTATATAAACTTTACTATTTATTTTATTCTTATGTTGATAAACTATATACATAAGGATTGTCCTTATCTATATAACGATACAAATTTAGCACGGGATTGTCTTTTGTTAAAGAGTTTCCCCGTTTAGATAGCTATGTTCTTAATATTACTATTAAGTCGCCCTAATAATTAAGGTTGTGATACATTCCTTCTACGGCTTGGTGACATTCTTGGATGGTCTTGTCCATTGCATATCTGTAAGCATTCGGCTGGAGCTTATATTCTTCATCTTCAATGCTTGCATCCTCTGGGACATGTTTTACATACTCTTCAATACCAAACTGAAAATCTGGCTCGCAATATTTTAATCCATCAATAAAATGTTTTCTAAAGGATTTCCGCACATAGGGAACCATCGTCCAATCTAAATGCGTCGCAGCTACTCCACCAAACTGCATTAAAGATTGAAGCTGGAAAATTACTGCAACTAACTGAAAAGCAGTATTTAAGGAGTTTGCTGGCCGCACATCTGTCTGGCGAGTATTGAAACCATTAGCGAGCAGTTTATCAAAAGGAATTGATAGACAGTTATGATCACCAACTGCATAATGATCTAAGTCATGGATATAAATTTCATTGTTTAAGTGGTTTTCTCTTGCCATCTTAGACATGCAATGCTTAAGTGCATAATTTTTCATGACTACGCTATTGGCTTCTCCCATTCTTCCGCCGAAAGAATGTTCGTCAATATTTGCATTTTGATTGTCAATTTGCTTTGCTAATAGCTTGTCTTCGACTTGCTTTTCTAGTTCTTTCTGTCTAGCAAGTTCGTGTTCATATCGATACCTAATATAGGCTTTAGCTTCTTCTCGGTATCCATGATCTAGAAGCGTATCTTCTACAATATCTTGAATATCTTCTATTGGGGCATATTCATTTTTATTAAAGAAAAATTGTTGAAGTTTATCTTCAATATCATTTAATACTTCAATATCTTCAAATTCTTTATCAAAATCCTGAAATGCTCCACTGATTGCAATAGAAATTTTTTCAAGATCATAAGGAACTATAAAACCATTTCGCTTTTTTACTTTATACATATATCACCCCATATCTTGTGGTTTTTAATTGTATATTTATATGAAAACTACAATATATAGATTATAATAAATTGCCCAATAGAGAAATAATTAAGTAGATAAATGCGCTTGCCGCAAACACATAAATAGTCCATTGCCAAAATAGAGTTTTAACAAAATTAGCTTTTATATTCGCTTTAGACCATTTTTGACTCTTTTCTTCAGACATCATATTTCCGAAGTGTTGAAGATATAAAGAAGCAAAAATACTTACTAAAAAAGCAATAAAAGAGATTGCCGCAATAGTTCCTACTAATCCTAAAAGAAATGTACCCACTAAAAACAAACTACATCACCCCTAAATGTCTTAAATATTCATAGACTGCTCTAGATTCTGTAATAACTCCTGAATAATTTTCTAGTGAAAGGCATACTCTAAACTTATCGAGAACCTTATAGAAATTAAAAAAATCTTTCCAATCAGCAAATAGCCTTCTAAAATATTGTATTTTCCACCTTCCCTCCCTATCTCTGGAACGTTTCAATCGTATGATAGGATTTGTAGTTTCTAAGTAAATAGGTACGATAATATATTTGCGGCGATAGGCGATTAAACTCTTTATTCCTTCTGGATTAAATACTCCGATATTAATTCCTTGGTTGATTGAATTCATTGGAGTTCCATAAAACCACCCTCTAAAAGTAGAATACTCTAAATATTGTTTTTTTAAAATTTTCATTTTGAAATTTTCTTCTGAAATAAAATTATAATCTATTTTATTTTTTTCATTTTCACGTATAGGTCTGGTTGTATCACTTACAATAAGATTACAAAGGTATCCTTTTTTATCAAGATCCTGATAGAGCCATTTCGCTAAGCTATCTTTTCCAGTTGCACTTTTACCGCATATAGCTAAAATAACAGGTTTAGAATAATTAACAGTTTTGTACATATATATTCTTTCTACTACTTTGTTTTTCTATATTATACCATTTTTATTTTCTTTTGTCAAAAAGAAAAAGAGAGGACTATTCGTCCTCTTCTTCTCCATACCTTCTCCACGTAGACTCTAAACTTCCATCGTTATTAATAGCTGTAATCTTATATAAACCATGATATAGACTTTTTTTGTAAGTTTTTTCCACAAACATATTATTGCGTCTAAAACCATTGAAAATTACTAGAGTACCTTTTTGAAACCAGCCTGCTTCTCTTACCTTCTTAGTTCCATCAGGCATAATTTCACTAATGCGGCGATTGTACTTTGCAAAATAATCTCTTCCCATTTTTACTGTAACTACTCCACTTCCAATAGTCAAAAGTGAAATAGAAGAGTGAGCATCGTCTTTCGCAATTACTGTTCCTGCAATTCTAAACGTTTTAAAGATTGGAATTTCAACTCCATTGCGTTTAAAAGTATAATCTACTATAGGCTCTTCCGCAAGGTCATTAAATTCAACAATATCATACCTGCCAAGTTCAACATGAGCCAATGAATGATCATGATAATACATTCCTAAGCTATCCATTTCCCAGTCAGAATAAGTACCTGCCGCATATTTATTCCAACTCTCTTGGAAAATTTTATCATTTAGAACATTAAGAATTTCTTTCTGATGTTCTTTAAAATATTTTTTTGCAGGCTCCATAGCTTTATTATAGATCTTTTTCCATTCTTTCTCTTGGATTGCTATAGTTCCGTTATAAGGTTCTAAAAGGTCTATATCAAAATATTGTACATAAAAATTATAGTAATAATCATCGCTTAAAAGAAAATAGTTTCCACTCTTAAATTTCTTTTTCAGAAGTTTATTAAACATAAAAACTCTTTTTTCAAAAGCTAATTCTTGCGGGACAAGGTTCTTTTCAATAAGCCCATTAAAATTTTGAAGAGTAATTCTTTTTTTAGGCTCACAAACTGACCAGATATACTCCTTCATGATCTCTTTTCGTTCTCCAAATTGATCAAAAGCTCCTGCTTTAATCAATGACACCATGACAGTTTTATTAGCTTTAACCTTGCTTAAAAAGTCTTGCCAGCTAGAATAGGGACGATGCTTAATAATTTCTTGCACGACTTCCCCGCCAACTCCGTTCAATGACTTTAAGCCGTATAGGATAGAATTATTTTTTTCATCTGGTTCAAATCCGTACTCAGAATTATTAATATCAACTAATGATACATGAATTCCCTTTGCTAGCATATTACCTACAGCTTTTGCTATCTTACCATAGTTTGTTGCAGCTTCTTCCTCAAGTCCTGCGTCTACTCGGAGACACGCAGTATTCCAATATACATCTGGAAAATATGTAGCTAAATATGCACACTGAACGCCAATCATCGAGTACGAAAGAGTATGCTCAGCATTAAACGCATACCCGAGCTGCTCAGAAAATAAAACGTTCCAAACATATTCTCCAATCGCAGGAGACTTCGCTTTTTCTAAAACTTGCTCATGCAGTTTTGGAATTTTATCCATTAATTTTTTCCCAATAATTTTTCTTGCAGAGTTTGTTGTTTCAAGATCAAAGCCAAATAATCTTTCATCCATCATCATAAGCATAAGATCGTCCTGGAGAGGAAGAGTTCCATATGTATGCCCGCAATATTCTTGGATAACAGATTGTTCTTTTTTTGTTAATCCATAAGAATTCATTTCCTCAATCCACTCTTGAGGATTGTTTTGAATTCTAAAATATCTATCTACAGGAGTTTCAGCTCCTTTTTCTTGTGCCATTAGTCTAATTAAAGCGTTAATTGCTGATAATTCTTTTACATTTCTTGGCTTCAATTTCTTAACTGCTTGAGAGCCTACTTGAGTATCAAATTGGAATAAATTATGAACTTGTAAATTATCAATCGCATCCCAAATTTTAGAATCTTCCAAAGGCAAAACATCAGGGTGAAGGTATTTGTCATAAGCTTCTCTTAGACTTAATTCAGGATCAATTTTATTATGTTTTTGCAGCAACTGAATACATTGAGTAATTTTTTCCATTACATCTGTGACAAGACTATCAATCTTAGTTTTTCCAGCAGCTTCTTGATCATGCAAAGACCATTGAGTGATTAAAGTTCCATCAGGAGCTGTCATAATTGCACAATTATCAAACTCATGCCCTTTGTCGTTAAAGACAATCCCTGACGCATGGATAGATCTGTTGGAAATTACCCCTTCAAGTTTCTTGATAATATCTAATAAGCCAGGAAAATTTTTTAATTCTTTTAAGAAAGTTTTATTAGGTTTGAGATCTTTTTTAGGATTTCCTTCTATCATATCTTTAATGGTATAAGTAAATCCTCGATTGCTTCCTACCAAAGAAGTTAAATATTGAGCTTCGTCATTATCAATGCCTTCAGGATATTTTTCACTTCTATATCCTCGACAAGCACTTAAAATTGCTGCCCTACTTGACATAGTAGAAAAAGTACAAACTTGAACAAGACCTAAATCCCCTCTTTCTTCTCTAATTTTTTGAAACCATTTAGGTCGGACAGTTGGAGCCAAATCAAAATCCAAATCTGGTAGCTCTTCACGATTTTTATTTAAATATCTAAAATAATTATTTACTCCTTGAGCAATACAATCATATTGTGTTAACCCCATTAAATAATTGTCTAGACCAGCTCCAGAACTTCCGCGACCGACTCCTACGCAACTCCCGCATTCCCAGATTAAATCAAAGTAATGTTGTAAAAAGATTGGATAACTAAAAATACAGGTATCTAGTTTTTTCCCAATTTCAATTTGTACTTCTGCTTCATTATCTAACTCTTGGAGATATATATTATTAAAGAGTTTTTTCTCTTTTAGCTTATCTACACAGTAATTAACCCAGTATCTTTCTTGATCATTATTGCTGTTATAGAGCTTATCTAAATTTTTATATTTAGTATTTTGTTGTTTTTTAGGATAATTTGTGACAGGTACAGTAGGAACTTGTTGAGGATGAAGTAAAGAGTATACTTCAACTTTATCATATATTTCCATGCTATTTTTGAATAATTCATCACAATTACAACCAGTAGGTTCCATATGCTTTCTAATATCTTCATAAGATTGTAAGTAAGTATATTGATAAAAACTATCAATATCCTCTCGTTCTCCTTGTTTACTATTTAACAAAGCTTTATGTGCAAGATAATCATCTTGAGAGACTCTATGACTGTCATCTTGAATAGTTGCTTTAATATCAAAGATATTACAAAGTTCTAATGTTTTTTTATTTACATAAATTTGATCTTCATATAGGGCAGGTGCAATTTCAAAATAAAAATCATTATCAAAATTTTTTTTACAAAATAGAACATGCTCTACAATTTTATCATGAGCTTTTTTTCTTTTTTTCTTATCCCCAATTTGTTCAGCGTCTCGCATTTGTAATAAATGATAGCCTAAACTTGAACCAATGCAAGCACTAGAACTAATTAAATGACCTTTCCCATATTTTTTAATAGTTTGCTCTAATTCTTGATATAAAAGAGGGACTCGCTGCATTCCTCGATCATAATAACTATTTAACCAGGCAATGCTAGACATTTCTCTTAACATTTGATGTCCAATAGCATCTTTTGCTACCAAAATAAAATGAAAGTAAGGTTGATTTTTATCTCTTGTTTCAGTCAAATAAATTTCATTTCCAAGAGCAATCTTAAAATTAGGATACTTTTCTTTTAGTTCTTGAGCATATTTATTAATTCTAATATGTGCGGAAAGAGACTCATGATCAGTAATACCAATCATATCGATTCCTAATTTAAGAGCTTTATCAATTAAATCTTCAGGGGAAGAGAGTGCGTCAAGAAGACGTAAGTTGCTATAAAAAGTATGATTATGGATTGATGCACGATGATTATACATTATTTTTATTAATCCTATTCTTTATATATTCTAGAGATAATTTATCATAATCTGTGTATGGAATTCTGATCAATTTTATATTATGTTTTTTACAAAAATCTTCTTTTACCCTATCTCTATACTGTATTTCTTTTACTGTTTCAGAGGTAAAGTATCCAGCTTTTCGAGCGTTAAAATGTTGTTCTCCATCATACTCGATACAACAATTGTAATCTGGCAGATAAAAATCAAAAAATAACTTAGAACCTGTGATAGGATTTATGCAATTATCAAAAGTTTTTTGAGTTTGATAAGAAATTTCATTTATACTTAAAATTGATTTGATAACTGTCTCTCCTTTTGATACTATACATCCACAGCTTATAGTATCTCCATACAATAAATGAGTGCCAGAAACATTTGTAAGATTCCCGCAATCACATTGGCATTTCCAAATTACATTGCCACTTTTAGTTCTTTCTCCGCTATCTTCTAAAACTACAAGTTTTCCAAATCTTTTTCCTGTTAAGTTATTATAGTTTTTAGCAGCAAGTTTTTTTGCATTCTCTTTTTGGAGACAACCACAACTTTTTATTTTCCCTTGAGTTAATTGGTTTATATCTACCACTTTTGTATTCCCACAATCACATTTACAAAGCCAATAAGTTTTTGGTGGTTCTCTGTGATCTATTTTTATAGCTGTTAGCCGTCCAAATTTTTGATTTGATATATCTTGTAATTTACTAATAGAAGTGTAATATCCTCTTTTACATCCACAACTTTTTGTTTTTTCTTGAATCAAACTAGTGTAGCATACTTCTATTTCTTTTCCACAATCGCATCTGCATTTATAATATGTTCTTCCATTTTTTTTAATAGGCTCTAAAGCTGTTAACGAATAAAATTTTTGTCCGCGTATATCTTTAACAGGTCTTGGCATAATAATCACTCCTTCTGCATACATATAAAACAGAATGATTAATATTATACAATAATGATCAACTATTTTTACTTATAAACTTATTATAACATAAAAAAATAGCAGTGTCAACTGAGCACTGCTTTATTACAATCGTTCAAAGATTAAGTCATTAGGTAAGAAGTCTTTGCAAATATAGATACTTGCAAAAGCGACTCCTTTTACAAGCTCTGTTCTCTCTTCATCTCGATAAAAATTAATTCTCTTATCAAAGATTAAGACTTGACAATCTTTTAAATATTCAAATCTTGATTGTCCTTGCAAAGAAGGAAGAGGAAGCAATATTGCGAAAGGCTTGTCTAGTTCCCGCAAACGTTTTAACACTTGATCTTTTAATGAGAAAGGAGGGTTAGATATAATACAATCATATTCTTTTGGAGAATAATAAAAGAAATTTTCTCCATTATCAATATGACTTGATATTACATTATATCCTGCTTTTTCTAACTCTTGGACATAAGAAGAGTTGTCTTTATCAAATGGACACCATATAGTTTTAAATTGTTGAGGAATATACTTTAAAAGACAAGTTACTGCTTGGGGGGGGGTGTAATATTCATCTGATTGTTTATCGGTTTTAGCTGTTAAATACCCTTTATTATTCATGTATAACCCCTAATAATATTACTCAAGAATTTCCCAATTAGCTTTGAAAAGCTCAAAAGAACCATATGGAATTTTTACTTTCTTTAATCCACCCAATAAGTTTAGATACCTTGCCAATGTAGTCTGTAAACTATCAGGAATGTCAACAGGTTCAATAGAAAACCATAAAAAATGTTCTTTATCGTCAAAACCAAGAGACTTACATCTATAAATTGTTCCTGGGATAATTGGGAAACAACCTCTGAACAATTCACCTTTTCCCTTGAAACGAGCTAGAAAAGGATGTCCTAAATATTGTCCTTTTCCTTTGGCTGGCTTTATAGGCATAAACTATCCTCTCGTTTATTTGTTAACTCCACACGCTTTACGAATTAACTGTGCCATTTCTTCCATTATTGAAACAGCCTGTTCTGTGTCCCATGGAGAAATAGCATCTAAATCATCTGCTATCTCTAGCAGCGCATCGCGGTCAACTGTTGGTTTGTAATAGCCGCAATCTGCAGGATCAATATCACAACATTCACATATTTCCTTATGCTCACACTCTTTGTTCATTTTTCTCGATTTCCTCTTCCAAAAAAGTCTTAAAATCTTTTTCCACTTTATTAATTGGTATTGAAATATGATCATCATCAAGCGAAATTTTTAATTCTTTTAACTTGTTTGCAAGCTTAAGGGCTTGTGCAATTTCTTCTACTGTCCCTGCTAAGTTATATTCTTTGTATGAAAGGTTGATTTCTCCAGACATTCGATCAACATTAATGTTTAGTGTATCGTGTCCTTTTTTATACCTATAGTTATTTAACCAATCACGATAACTTCTACCGATCTCCATAGAAATAAAAGTGCTTGGGCTATAAGCTATCCATCCGCATTCGTCATCAAAAATTTTCTTCTCATTAATCTCGACAAAATTTAACCAAGAAGCATCAGCATCTCCATTGGCAAATTTCTTCATAGCAAGATCCCACCACTCACTATTGCGAAATTCTTCTATGGTATTATACTCTACAATTGTTTCACATTCGATTTTAAGAGACATTGATTGTCCGTCAGAAGAAACATCTGAAATAATATGAGTATGTAATTCAATCTCCACACTATCAGTAGTAGGAACAACATGCCAGCTTTTACTATCTATCATTCCTACTTTTGGAGAATTATTTCCACGAACGTTTTCACGCTTAATTTCTCCATTAAACCAAGCATTAGACGTTTCTCGCATAAACCACAAATCTTGAAAAGTCTTTGGATAAGAATTTTCTTCGTCTGTCTCATTGTTAATTCCAGATTTAGAAATTTGCATTGTTTATCACCCTCGCTCCGCAGTGAGCACAGAATAACGGTCTTCGCCCTTTTACTGTTTTTGCATCCTCACCAATATCAACCCAGTAAAGCGTTTCCCTCGTAACTTCTCCGCATTCTGAGCATTTTATAGCGTCTCCCATATGATCTGTATCGTGGCACGTCTTTCTAAATGTTTCGAATAACCTTTGTTGAATATCTTTGTCAATCTGTTTTTGCCACTCTCTTACATTTTCGTTGATAATGTCATATACAGAGCCATCTACTGAACTGTATCGACAAATCAGTGGATCTTTTGGCTTTGGAAGTATAAAGTATTCACTTTCTTCACTTGCGCAGTCAGGCTCGATGAGGTCGGCGAGCATATAGCGCGTACTATAGGCTATGTCGTAATCTCCAGCAGACTTGATTCGCTCACACATGTCCCAAAAGCGATTCGCGGCTTCGTGGCAACCCATGCCGAAATGAATGCCTGTCCTGTAAGGTATGATCGTGTCGTAAGGGTCTCCACGCAGCCTCGCCGCCACTTCACGCCGTTCTTCATTCGTTAGCATTGTATCCTCTTTTTAATAAATAAAAAACCTTACATCAATCTGAAATGATTTTAGTAATCAGAATCCCAATAAGAAGTCCAATTAAGCAGTAAATAAAATTAACTGGAAAAACAATAGATAGTAAGTAACAGACGCCAACCCCGAATAAAGCAAATGATATACGTAAGACTAAACACAAAACATCTTCTTTATCTATGCGCTTCATTGTTACCTCCAAATTAAAATAACTCAGTTAAGAATGCCGATCTTATTAAGGGATTCTGAAGCCCTTTTTGTCTCTAAAAATACGATTTTAAGTGCGCTGTTAACTACTTCTTTTGCCTTTTTAGTTTCTGCGATTTCAATAGACTTTTTAGCGTTTGATTCAAGACTTTTGATCATAGAATTGAATGTTTCTTTTGGGGTTTCTGATTTTAAGCACTTTTTTATAATTCGCGGTCCGCAATTAACAATGTTTGCATAGATATTAAGGACTATTTCACAGCACTTTATTCGTTGGCATTTTGCTCACCAGTCCTCCAACCATTCAAGAAGCCTGTCTGCTTCGTCTTTGTAAACAAACGTAGAATCATTGCCATTAACTTTAACATAAGCAGCTCCATCACTTCGAACAACAATGCTATTGAGGTTATTGCGATCAAATACTAAGTCATAATCACCATCAAATGTGCGCTCTCCTGTTTGTATTTTCGGAACGTGAAGTCTGAAATATCTGCTCATTACTTAACACCAGCTTTCTTCCTGTAATGTTCTAAAGCTCTTTCTGTTTCCTTGCTTGTGTTTGAATTAAAATTAAAATCTAATTGAACTCCTGCTTTTACGTAATCAATCCTTATTCTTAATGCTTCAAGATATAATTCGTCTGCTGTAGGCTTCCTTGGTTTTATGTAGTCTCTCATTTACTCCACACCACAATCATCGTGATCACACTCGTTAGTTCTTGTGTTCCATAGTTCCGCAGCTTCTTCTTCTGTATTTGCCGCCCACAAATTAAATTCTCCCAATTTGAGAATACAATCTTTCTGATGGTCAACTTTTACATCACAGAAAGCATCTTCATCGTGCAGCTCCCCTTCTTCCCAGTAGTCATAATCAGACCACTCAAAGCCAACAACTTTTCCGCCGCAAAATGGGCAAGGCTTTAATTCCATCATTACAACCGTCCCCTTTCGCGATTTCGCTCTTCGCAGGCTTGCATGTATGGCTTTAAATCTTGGACACCTAACGCCGTCACTAGGTTGCACACTGCTTGGATAACGTCTGCGCATTCGTCAAGCAGTTCATTTTGCTTGTAAAAAATCGATAATGGCTGATCCTTTATCTTATTCCATGATTGCCACGCTGCAAAAACTTCTGCCGCCTCCTCTAGTGGCTTTAGCGCATGTTTTTTATTCGGTTCCACATGATCAAAAGTGCGTACAGTGCCAATATTTACCTGATTATTCATTACGCATTACCTCCATACGTTTAGCAATAGCTTCTAGGCGACGTTTAATGTCTTTATACGTTGCATTGGTGCAGCCTGTTTTGTAGTAATCGCAAGGAGTTTTGCCATTAATTTTTGCAGGACACTCTTCGCAACTATAATCAGCACAACCCCAATATTCAACGTATTCTTTATCCAAGTCCGCAATTACATCCTGTAAAGTCTCTGGCCTTTGGTGGGTTAAACCTTCAACTAAATCCCATCCGCCTGTTTTGTATCTCACCCAGGGTTTATTTCTTGGACCGTTGTCCGCGAAAACTGACTCAACAACACCAGCAAAAGTACCATCGAGGGATGGTATTTCGTCCCTGCGGTAAACCTTATCTCCAGGCTTAATCTCAACTCCATCAACATCTAGGACTTTGGGTTCTTTAGATGTTTCGTCCTCGCTGTCCTTTATAGTTTTTCTAAGCTCATATAACATATCACCAAAGCCCATTCCTTCTACCTCAAGACCGCAATCTGTTAGGACTTTGCGAAGAGCAATAGTATTAGCTTCTTGACGTTCTTTTCGTCCATCTATTACACCAAATTCTTCAGCAGATTGAATGATTTTAAGCAAAGTGCTGCTATCATTAAGCTTATTTAATTCTTTAATTTTATTTAATTCATCTCTTGTAATAATCATACTTGACCTTTCTCTTTGCTTATTTTTTCTATATTTATATTATATAAGAATAAGAAAAAGGTGTCAATGATTATTTTATATTTTGAAAAAACGAAACAATAACATCAACAGTCCAACCATCCCCGATAACGTCTTGAGCATCAAGCCACTCTAGAGACTTAGTATATCCTTCTGGAAGAGTTTGACAGCGTTCTTGCTCTATCTGAGACAAGTATCTGATACTGTCTCTAAATATAGGTTGGAATTCAGGATGCTCTTCTTCAATCTCTTCTAACTCTTTGATTTTCTTTTTCTTGAAGTAGGTATCATAGATATTTTTACATTGCTCATAGGCTTCTTTGGAAGAATAGACTAGATTACCAAATCCTTTTTCTTCAACTCTTCGATAAAGTTTGATATAGTCTTGGTATCCATGAATTCCTCCACCAGACCGCATGAGCGCTCTAGCTTTTTCTCGCTGAGTATATCCATCTTCAAGAATATCTTGTAAACAAATATCTTTCTTTTCAAGAGGAGTATATCCAATATTTGTCCAGTAGTATCTGTCGCGCATAGCTGGTGCAATTAGCTTAGAGTTGATTCTAATTGGCTGCACCCCAAGAGAAGTAGAAAGAAACTCTACGTCAGCTCCTTTCATACTCCCCACATTTTCAACAAAGAAATACTTAGGATTTACTTCATCGAGAACTCTCTTGCATTCAAAATATAGGCCAGACCTAATTTTATCTTCCAATCCAACTCTACCTTTTGTATTCATAGCAATTGAAAAAGATTGACAAGGAGAACCAAAACAAACTAAATCGAAATCAATCTGCCAAGACTCTGAGCCATTAAAAAGGATACCATCTTTATAAGTTACATTATTAACGTCTCCAATTTGGATTGTGTTAGGATAGTTGTCTTGAGTAACTTGAATAGCTATATCTTTTATTTCTGAAGCAAAATAATTGTCTACTTGAATTCCAGCTCTATCTAAAGCAACGTGCGCACAACTAATTCCATCACATAAAGATAAAACGTTTATTCCTTTAGTCATGTGAAATTGTATCCTCTCCATTTAATAACATTGGAGTCTTTTTCTTGATTTCTTCAATCTGCTTTTCTACACAGTCTACAATAAAAGCATATTCGAGACTCCCAAAAATTTGAACACCCCAATTTACAAAATCAGATTTTGTTTTCAAATCTTCTAGCAACTTATCAAGATCAACTTCCTTCTTTTCAACTAAAGCATACTTAAACATTTTTACTCCTTTATCTTCTTCCCGCAATATGGGCAATAGTTAATTTTAAAAGTGGCTTTTGACTGTGGAAACTCTTTTGTTTTATGAACACTCAAAATATTTTTACTCATTATTGAAATAATATATTCTGGGTTTAAAAAATCTTCTTCACAACTTTCTACTGTTTTATGATTACAGAAACTACACATCTTCTGGAGGTCCTTCTAAAAATTCTTTTGTTGTTACTTTTAAAACAGGCTTATAAGAAGCAGGATCCGTAATATAAGTCATTAAAAATGGAGCAGTAATTACCTTATCTCCATATCCTTGTTTAACTATTTCTTCAGCCATTTTCTTTTCATCATAGATTCCATAGATTTTTACATCCTTCAGCCTTTTTTCTAATTCCCTGTTTATATTCTCATATATACTATATTCGTATTTAAATACAACATAAACCCAAGCCATTTTTCCTCATTTTCTATATTATATAATAT